GAGCAAGGACAAAGAATTGCTGAATGTACATTTAATACGTCATCAAGCGAACCTTTTACTGGTCCAGGCGGCTTAGTTGAATTTTGCCTAGAAGTAGCAAAGGCTGCAAGAAGTCTAAACGAAGCACTAGGTCTAAACTGCTCAACAAAAAGTATTCTTCTTACATCACTTCTTTCAGACTTAGGACGTATTGGTGATCTAGAACAAGACACATTTTCTATTCAAGATTCCGATTGGCATAGAGAAAAACTAGGTCAACTTTATAAGTGGAATGAAGAATGTGATAAAATGTCAATGACACATAAAACATTATTTCTACTTCAGCATTATGGTGTTAAACTTACTAAAGAAGAGTGGTTAGCAATTCAACTATCAGGTGGTATGCACTTTGAAGAAAACAGATTTTATGCAGGACATAATAAAGGTCTTCTTTTTCTTATTCAAACAGCAAGGCAGCATGTCTTAAATAAATAGTCTAGTAATAAATAGTAACAAGGAGTTATTATGAAAAGATTACTAGAGACTTATATTAGAGAAGTTTTATCTGAAAAGAAAATAATGTTAAAAGAAAAGCCTTGTGAATGTGCAGAAGGCGAAAAATGCGAATGTGCAGAAGGTGAAGGAAAATCTTGTGGTTGTTCTGAAGGAGAGTCTTGTAACGAATGTGGTCCTTCTGAAGTTGATGAGGCTTCATTCGCTGCCGCAGTTAGTGGTCCTATGGTTCCAGTAGGTGCAGGTCCAAGAGGAAAAGTTAGATATGCTGACCCAAGAACTAAAGACTCTCCAATTGAAGGACCAAGCAAGCACCTCAGAAAAAGCAATAAAAAAAGAAAAACTAAAAAATAAACATTATTTGTAAAAAAGATAAAATAAGTATATTATACAGTCGCCATTAGGTGGCTGGCTTAAAAAAAATAAAAAATTAAACAGTTACCAAAAAAACATTTACACATTTAACAAAGGAGAAAAATATGGCAATCGATATGGATGCAATTCGTCGTAAACTTGGTCAGCTCAGCGGTGCAAACAGCAAGCGAAACATCATGTGGCGACCAGAGGAAGGTGAGGAGACAACAGTTCGACTTATCGCTTATCCTAATAATGACGGACAACCATTCAAAGAGCTAATGTTCTACTACAACATTGGCAATAACCCAGGACTTCTGGCACCTTACCAGTTCGGTAATCCAGATCCTATCCAAGAGCTTATCAATAAGCTTCGTGACGATGGAAGTAAAGAGAGTTACGAGCTTGCTAAGAAGCTTTATCCTAAGATGCGTTGTTTTGCACCAGTTATTGTTCGTGGTGAGGAAGATAAAGGTGTTCGTCTCTGGGCATTTGGAAAGCAAATCTACCAGTCACTTTTGAACTACATGCTTGATGAGGACTATGGTGATATTACTGATGTAGCAGAAGGTAATGATCTTCGTATTAATTGCTTCAAGGCTCCAGGAAAGATGTGGGCAACAACCGAGGTTCGTCCTCGTCCAAAGTCTACGCCACTTTCTGAGTCAGCAGATCAAATTCAGAAGTGGACAAGCAATGTTCCTCGTGTTGATGATCTCTATGAGGCTAAGTCTTATGAAGAGCTTGAGCGAATCGTAAATGCATGGCTTAATGGTGATGATGAGGAATCATCTTCTAGCAGCGTTGGAACTACACGTGGTGGAAGTCAAACAGCGTCTGCACCAGCAGTTGTTCGTGACGAGCCAAAAGCTTCCGAGCCTGTGTCTTCTAAGTTTGAGTCACTTGATGCTGCTTTCGCTGAACTTGAGGATGATGCATCTCCTTTCTAAATAATTTTGTAAAAAGTTAAGACCGTTGATAAAATACCTCTTGTAACCAGGAGGTATTTTCATATGGCTAGAAAGAAAAAAGCAGATCCCGTAGTTGAAACCAGTGGAGCGGCAGAGGACTTTACCGCTGATCTTATTAAGTCACTAAACAAAGAAAGAGGAACTCGTGTAGCATATAATCTTAGCACAGATGAATCTCCTACGCATGTCAATAGGTGGATTAGTACAGGTTCACAACTATTAGATTATATTATCTCTAATAGACGAAATGGTGGACTTCCAGAAGGACGTATTGTAGAAATCTTTGGACCTCCATCTATTGGTAAGTCACATATCGCAACACAGATTGCTCGTTCTACACAGCAGATGAATGGTATTGTTGTATATATCGATACTGAGAATGCAACAAGCATTGAAAACCTTAATGCACTTGGTGTAGACATTAACAAGCGTTTTGTCTATGTAGATACGCATTGCACAGAAGAAGTTCTTTCTATTGCTGAAAGCACTATTCTTAAGGCTAAAGCAATGCAAAAAGATGTTCCAGTAACTATTATTTGGGACTCTGTTGCTGCATCTTCACCTCGTGCAGAGCTTGTTGGAGATTATGATAAAGAAAGTATTGGGCTCCAGGCACGCGCTATCTCAAAAGGTATGAGAAAGATTACAGGAGTTATTGCTAATGAAAATGTTCTTATGGTTTGTCTAAATCAGATTAGAACAAAAGTAGGAGTAATGTATGGTGATCCAACAACTACACCTGGCGGCATGGCAATCCCATTCCACTCTTCAGTTCGTATTAAACTTGGTGCAGGTTCACCTATTCTTAATAAAGACAAAGAACCAATTGGTATCAATGTTTCAGCAAAAACAATTAAGAATAAGGTAACTGCACCTTTTAGGACAACAAACTTTCAGATCCACTTTGGTATCGGCATTAAAGAACATGAGGAAGTATTTGATATTCTAAGAAAACATGGAGCTGAGCAGGTTGATGAACATATTGTAGAAATTAGTGGAAATGGTGCATGGAAACACTTGAATGTAGCAACACTTGATGGAGAGATTGTATTTGAGAAGAAATTCTACAAAGCAGACTTCTATAAGATTATGAGAAACCCAGAGACAAAGCCTTATGTTGACGGACTCCTAGAGAAAGCAATGGTTAAGGCAAGAGTAACAGATGAAGACATTCACATTGATGCAGAATCATATGAAGAAATGTCAGCAATCGCAGAACACATTGATGTAAGTGGCTTGGAGTAAAATGCAGCCTGAAATCTTAATAGATGGTCTCAATGTTTTTATGAGACACTATTGCGCAAACCCTACGGTTTCTCTTCATAACACACAGTGTGGAGGAATCTTAGGGTTTTTGCGCAATATACAACACTTATGTGATAGGTTTAGACCCCATAAAATGACAATTGTTTGGGAAGGAGGCGGTTCAAGTAGAAGAAGAGCAATAGAACCTAACTATAAACAGGGCAAACGTCCTGTCAAATTAAATAGAAGCGGTTATTATTCAGATAGATACGATACCAAAGATAATAGAGACGATCAGCTTAAAACATTAATAGAAATACTTAAGTTCATTCCAGTTACACAGATATATGTAAATGATTGTGAAGCTGACGACGTGATTGGTTACATAAGCAAGAATAAAAAAGCTGGCCATCGTAAAATTTTGGTTACTTCTGATAAGGATTATTACCAGCTTATAGACGATGATAATGTTATTTGGTCACCAAATCAAAAGAAGATAATAGATAAAGAAGAAGTTTTAGCTAAATGGGGTGTTTCATCAACAAACTTTTGCACAGCTAGATGTTTTGTAGGTGATCAGAGTGACGGAATTAAAGGCGTAAAAGGTGCGGGATTTAAGACAATGTTAAAACATTTTCCGCAGCTTAAAGAAGAAGACTTTATTTCTGTTGAAGATATTATCGAAGAGACAAAAAATCTTCAAAGTAGCTCTAAAGTTGTAAAAGAGATAATTTTGAAGGAAAATAGACTTAAAAAAAATTGGCAATTAATGTATTTGGATAGCACATGTCTATCATGGCAGCAGATAAAATCTATCAATTATCAATATGACAATAAGGTCAAAAAGGAAAATAAAATGGATTTGATGCGCGTTATGATGCGTGAAGGTCTTAATAATTACGACGTCAATAATCTACTCATTTCAGTTAAAGCATCCATTATTATTTAGGAGATTAAATGTCTGAGAAAAACTTTTCCAAATACGGAAAGACTTTTCAAGAAAAAGTATTTCAAAGTATGCTCACCGATAAAGATTGGTCAGCACAAATGGTCGAGGTAATGACACCTGAGTATTTTGATATTAAATACTTACAATACCTTTGCGAAAAATACTTTACTTACTTTTCAAAATATAAGTCTTTTCCAACACTTTCACTACTAGTAACAATTATCAAAGATGAACTTATTAGTAGCAAAGATGTTGCTCTCCGGGATCAAATCATTGAATATCTTCATCGAATGAAGACAAGTCCTGATATGTGTGATATTGCATATGTCAAAGAAAAGTCCCTTGAGTTTTGTAAAAGACAGGCATTCAAAGAGGCATTGGAAAAGTCTGTTGAGCTAATTCAAACAGACAAATATGAACATGTTGTTGATATTATGAAAAATGCTGTCTCTGTCGGTCTTCCTAATAGTAATGGACATGACTTCTTCGAAGATCTAGAATCACGTTTTGTAGCTATCAATCGTCAGGTATGCCCGACAGGTTTAGGTCGACTTGACTCTCAAGATATTCTTCGAGGCGGTTTAGGAAGAGGTGAGCTTGGTGTAGTTGCAGCGAATACAGGTGTTGGTAAATCTCACTTCTTGGTAGAAATGGGTTGTGCTGCAATGCGTGTTGGTAAAAACGTTGTTCACTATACCTTTGAGCTTTCTGAGCATGAAACAGGCAAGCGATATGACTCAAATCTTTGTAACATTCCTAGCAATGAAGTCATTGAAAGAAAAGACGAAGTTATTGCAAAGTATAAAGAAATGGATCTAGGCAGGCTTGTTATTAAAGAATATCCTACTGGAGGTGCTTCTGTAGTAACAATTAGGAATCATATTGAAAAGCTTATGCTTAAAGGTTTCGTGCCTTCTATTATCGTTGTAGATTACGCTGATGTTATGAAGTCAACAAGAGCTTATGACTCTCTTCGTCACGAGCTAAAGCTTATCTATACAGAACTTCGTAACCTTGCATCTGATCTTAATGTTCCTATTTGGACAGCATCTCAGGCAAACAAAGACTCTGCTAAGTCTGATATTGTTGGTCTAGAAAACATGTCTGAAGCATATGGTAAAGCACAGGTTGCCGACATTGTTCTTTCTATTAGTCGTAAGCCAACAGAAAAAGCAGATGGTAGTGGTCGAATCTTTGTTGCTAAAAACCGAGCAGGTCGTGACGGTCTTTTATTCCCATTAAGTATTGATACAGCAAGATCTAAGTTTAAGATTCTAGATGATACAGAACTAACACTAAATGAAGCAGTTGCTCAAGATAACAATGCTATGAAAAATATCCTTAAAGAGAAGTGGAAAGAGGTAAATAGTAATGGTTAAGATTTGTTTAAGTGATGATCTACGAAGTGCTTTAGAAGTTAATAAAATCAATCCTGAAAGTGAATATTTGCCAGCTTATGGAGGAGAAAGTGCTGGTTTAGATCTTTATAACTGTGGCCCAACAATCGATATTAAACCTTCTAGCAATATTCCATCAGGCTCATTAGCTCCACAAAAAGTCTTAATTCCAACAGGTATCAGAATTGATGTTCCACGAGGTTATGTTGCACTAGTTCAAGAGAGAGGTTCTGTAACTAAAACACCCCTAAAGGTTCGTGCTGGAGTAATTGACAGCGGTTATACAGGAGAAGTTTTTGTAAATTGTATAAATACTGGTTCTGATGTCTATACTATTTATGCTAAAAGAAAACTGCCATTTCAAATTGTAGTAGTGAAGTGCGACAATGATTTTCAGGTCGTAACTGAAGAGGAATACTTAAATCTAACCTCTACTGCTCAAAGACAGGACGGGCAAGTAGGAAGTTCAGACTAAGGGGATAAAGTGGAAAGTTATCATAGTATTGTAGTCGATAAAAATAGAGATAAAAGACTAAACAAGTTTTCAATTGACTTATTAAAAAATTACTATATGTTACCGGAGGAGGACTCTCCGCAAGAAGCTTTTGCAAGGGCTGCGTTGGCTTTCTGTGCAGGAGATAATGAACTAGCACAAAGAATCTACGACTACGCTTCACAACAGTGGTTTATGTTTTCTTCACCAATTCTTTCAAATGCACCTCAACCAGGTAGCACTTCAAGAGGTTTACCTATCTCTTGTTTTCTTACATTTGTAGATGATAGTCTTGAAGGGCTAATGGATCATAGTGAAGAACTACGTTGGATGAGCGTTAAAGGCGGCGGTGTAGGCGGACACTGGTCGAGTATTAGAAGTAATAGCGAAATTTCACCTGGCCCTATTCCTTTTCTTAAGACAGTTGATGCTGATATGACTGCGTATCGTCAAGGCAAGACAAGAAAAGGTAGTTATGCAGCATATATGGATGTTTCTCATCCTGACATTATTGAGTTCTTAAACATTAGGCTACCAACAGGTGGAGATGTAAACAGAAAATGTTTTAATCTTCATAACGCAGTAAACATTTCAGATGACTTTATGGAAGCTGTTGTCAAAGGTGATGACTGGAATCTTCTTGACCCTAATGATGGCTCTGTTAGAGATACAGTTAAAGCTAGAGATTTATGGCAAAGAATTCTTGTTACAAGATTTAGAACAGGTGAACCTTATCTAAACTTTATTGACGAAGCAAATAGACAGCTGCCAGAGTTCCAGAAAGATCTTGGATTAAAAATTCATGGTAGTAACCTATGTAATGAAATCCATCTTCCTACAGACAAAGATAGAAGTGCTGTTTGTTGTCTTTCTTCCCTTAACTTAGAAAAATATGACGAGTGGAAAGATACAACAATTGTACAAGATCTTATTACGTATTTAGATAATGTTCTTCAATATTTTATTGATAAAACAGAGAATATGAGCGGTCTTCTTAAAGCAGGAAATTCAGCACTTAGAGAAAGAAGTCTTGGATTAGGTGCAATGGGTTTTCACTCTTTGTTACAAAGCAAGAATATTCCGTGGGAATCTGCTATTGCTAAGTCATTAAATATGAAGATTTTTTCTCAAATTAAAGAAAGAGCATATGCACAAACACAACTGCTAGCACAAGAAAGAGGTGAGTGCCCAGATGCTGGAGGACATGGGGTTCGTAATAGTCATCTATTGGCTATTGCTCCTAACGCTAACTCTTCTATTATTGCTGTAACATCACCTTCTATTGAACCTTGGAAGAGTAATGCGTTTACTCATAGAACAAGAGTTGGAAGTTATCTTGTAAAAAATCCACATATTGATAGAATACTACTTAATATGCTTGATTCAAACGATATTGATCAAAAAACATATGATGATACTTGGCAGAGTATTATTCTGCATGAAGGTAGCATTCAACACTTAGATATTTTTAATGACTGGCAAAAGCTAGTATTTAAGACAGCTTTCGAATTAGATCAAAGACGTGTTGTTGATCATGCAGCTGATAGACAGGAGTTTATTTGTCAAGGTCAAAGTGTCAATTTATTCTTCCCGGCTGGGACAGACAAAAGTATTGTAAATAATGTTCATTTAAGAGCTTGGAAAAAGAAATTAAAAGGTTTGTATTACCTACGTACAAATACGGGCGCTAGCGCAGAAAAAGTAAGTGAGAAGATTGAACAAGACAAGCTTAAAGACTTCCAAGATGACGAGTGCTTAAGCTGCCAAGGATAAAGGAAAGAAAAATGTCATTACTCAAATACAATGAAACCTACAAACCTTTCAAATATCAGTGGGCTATGGAGATTGCAGAGTCTCATGAAAAGATTCATTGGGGCTCATGGGAAGCTAAACTGCAGGAAGATGTAAATCAGTGGAAAGGCGGTAAAATCTCTGAAACAGAGAAAAGTCATATTACACAGATTCTACGACTTTTTACGCAAAGTGATGTTCAGGTAGGTGGCAATTATTGTGATCTATTTATTCCTAAATTTAAGAATAATGAAATAAGGAGTATGCTATTAAGTTTTGCAAACCGTGAAGGTACGCATCAACGTAGTTATGCTCTGCTTAATGATACATTAGGACTACCTGAAGAAGAATACAGCGCATTTCTTGAGTACGAGCAACTTAAGAATAAGATTGAGTTTATGCAGGACAATGATGTATCTACACTTAAAGGATTAGCAAAGTCATTAGCACAATCTGCATGCAACGAAGGAATGTCGCTATTTTCAGCTTTTGTTATGCTTCTAAACTACCAGCGTTTTGGTAAAATGAAAGGAATGTGTGAAATTGTTGAGTGGTCTATTAGAGATGAGACAATGCACGTTCAAGGTATGACCAAGCTATTTAGAGAGTTTCTTAAAGAGCATCCTCGTGTAATCAATGATAAGTTTAAGTCTGAAGTATATCAGATGTATAGAGATGCTGTCGAGTTAGAAGATAAAGTAATTGATCTAGCATATGAGATGGGTTCTATTGAAGGTTTAGAAGCAGATGAAGTTAAGCAATATATTCGGTATTTAGCTGATAGACGTCTTATTCAACTTGGTCTTAAACCTAACTATGGTGTTAAGGAAAACCCTCTTAAATGGTTAGATTGGGTATTAAATGGTGATAGTTTTAAGAACTTCTTTGAAGGAACAGTAACAGATTACTCAGCAATGGGTATGAGTGGAGATAGTTGGGGCTGGGAAGGCCTAGAAAGTGATAGTATTTAATATGGAAAATATTCAAGACGGAATTTTGTTTTTTAATGCACCTTGGTGTGGTCCATGCCGAGCTGTCAAAAAGTATTTAACACCTGAGGTTATGGAGGAACACGGTGTCATTAGTGTTGATATTGCCGAGTATCCAGAAATGGCAGCACAACATCAAGTTGCATCTGTTCCTACATTTGTTAAACTTGAAGGTGGAAGCGCACAAAAGTCTCATGTAGGAAGACTTTCTCTAGAGGATCTAAAAACTTTTTAATTTTTTATAAATATTCAAAAAAATGAATATACTCTAATAAATAAAACGGAAGGTTTATGATGCAGTGTATTCATGATATTGATAAAACTATTAAAGAGATTGAGTTAAGAAAAGATCCAGTTATTATCCAGGTAAATGATTTTAATCAAGAAGAAGCAGCTAAATTTAGAAGCCTAGTTTCTATTGCACATAATACTGGACAAAAAGTTATTCCTGTTATTATTGACTCATATGGTGGTGAGGTTTATTCACTAATGTCAATGATTTCATCGATTAAGTCTTCCAAGGTTCCTGTTGCAACAATTGTAACAGGTAAAGCTATGTCTTGTGGTGCTATTCTTGCTTCGTTTGGAGCAGAAGGTCTTAGGTTTATGGATCCAGACGCAACTGTTATGATTCATGATGTTTCATCACGAGCATTTGGTAAGGTTGAAGAGCTAAAGGCAGATGCATCCGAAGCTGATCGTTTAAACAAGAAGGTTTTTACAATGATGGCAAGGAATTGCGGCAAACCTGATGATTTCTTCCTCAAGAAGATTCATGATAAAGGACATGCTGATTGGTTCTTAGGCGCTGACGAGTCAATTGAAGTAGGTCTTGTTAACTTTAAACGAGTTCCTGAAATGACAATCAAAGTAACAGTCGATATTGACGTAGCATAAAGGGGAAGTAATATGGAGCAATTTGAACACTTAAATAAAAATAGAGACTATGTTAGAACGCTACAGGAAGAAGTTGGTGCTATTCCTGATGGCGTTTATGGTCCTGCAACACATCAGAAAGTATTAGACTTTTACGAGAGTCCAGTTATTTTTCATATGGGAAGGGTTGTTCCTCTAACAGGTGCAACGTATAAAGTTAATCATGATCTTTCGCTATATGAATTAGCTGATGGCACACAAAATTGGTCTTCAAGGCGTATGACGCCTAAAACTATTTGTGTTCACTGGGGCGGTCTTAATTCAAGACATTGTTACCGTGTATTTAATGCTGCTAGCGGTCGCCATGTTTCTTCTCATTTCTTAGTAGGAACAAATCCAAAGACAGAGGAGTTTGAAATTCTACAATGTTTAGATACAGGCGTATCGGCATATCATGCAGGAAAGTTTAATCAATACTCGATTGGTATTGACATTTGTATGCATCCTCATCCTAGATATCAAGATAAAACACAGAAGTTTTATCCAGATTCATATATGATAGACAATGATCACGATAGAGTTCCTGTCAAAGAATATATGATGATTAGTGATAAGTTTGCTAAGTTTTGCAGAGAGTTTCTTGCTGATCTTCGATATGCTGTAGAACTAGATGACAAACCTGTTTGTGAAGATAATGAAGTTTATTCTGTCAAAGAAGCAGCAAATTTTAGTATTGTAGGACACCATAACATTTCAGCTAAAAAATGGGATGTTATCCCTTGGGCAGAAAAGTTATATTACGGACTCTAACTAACACCAAAGCTTATTATATACCACTGAGTTCCGTTTGAAATAATTGTAAAAGCCCAGTTGGATCCTGCTAAACTTCTTGTTGTAAATTGATCAATTTGTTCTGTTCCTGCTGGATCTAATATAACATTGTTGCTTCCTGTGCTTCTTTTGAAATGAAGTCTAGTTCCAATAGGAATATTAGCAACTGAAGGCAGATTAAACGTTACTGAATTACTAGAAGATTCAGCAATAAAAACTGAACCGTTCGGAGTTTTTGGGCTTATATCATATGTTGACGAAGTTATAACATTGTATGTTTTATAATTAGATTTTATATTAAACGTCATAATAACTTCCTTATGAAGCCCCAAAGCTTAGGAAATACCATTTATCTACACCGTCTGATGCAATTGTATATGTATCCCATATTTGTGATCCGGAAATAACTTTAGCAGCCGATCCATCTATGGTATCACTACCACTACCATTTATAGAAACTGTACCTGATCCTCCTTGTTTTTTAATTGTGTAGTATGTGCCTGCAATTACACTGCTTGCTAAAGGAAGATTAAAAACTACAGCACTTGAATCATCTGCAATAAATACAGTACCTACAGAATCAGCCTTAGTTATATTATAAGTTCCAGATATTGTAACAACCTTTGATGTTGCTGTGATATTAAAAGACATATATAAACCCTTTTAGTCTAATTATTCAATCCAACTATACATTATGACAGTAGGTATTATATTATTATGTGGCAAGTTTGTTTCTGTTGAAGTACTTGTTGCTCTTGCTCTAAGTTCATATGTTTTAGTTCCGCTATAACCAGGAATTAAATATCTTAAATGTGTTGCGTCACCAAATTGCATATTTCCTGCAGATTTTTCTTTAACACAAAATATATCACCAAGATTTGTCCAACCTGTTCCATCGTTTTCATATAACTCAATTGAAAGCTCTGAATTATAATCTTGATAGTTAGCTTGCAAGTAACATTCATACATAATAAATTCTGTTTTAATTAAAGGAGTAAAACTAATTCTTGTTCCGTTAACAGACTCTTGAGCAGAATTATTTATTAACTGAGTACTAACTGTTTCACCAACTTCTGATTTATATGATAATATATTGTAATTATTTAATAAGTAACTCATTTTTAACTTTCTGTTATAGAATAACAAGCAACTGTAGGAATAAAATATTTTGTTTGAGCGGAGCTGGATCTTATGAAATTTGCAGCTCTATGTAAGACAACACCGCTTCCTTTTCCTTCAATTCTAAAAATTCTTTCTGTTGAACCCCAGCTATCTATAAGAAGTCTAACATTACATGTAGTTTCAAATTCTAAACTTGTTTCACCTGAATTAAACGAAGATCGATTGCCTGACAACTCAGTAAAAGTAGTTCCACCATCTTCACTATAAACAAGTCTAGTATCTATGCGAATGTAGCTATCAGCAAAAAAACAATATTCGTATATAACATAGTCTGATCCTTCATCTGGTATATAAGATATTTCTGACCCAGAGCAAAAAGTATAGTCACTCCCTATAGACTGCGATAATGTCGAATTGTTTAATTTAGCACCTTTGAATTTTGAAAAATACCCAGGTTCTCTTGTTTCTAAAAAATAACTCATTATATCTCCTATATGCAGTACATAATTACAAATGGATCAAAACTATATGCATTAATTCTAGACCTATGATAACCTGACTCGTAAGGCGAGCATTGAATTTTTAGACCAACAAATTTTTCAGAAGTCCATCCAGATGTTGATATTGCAAATCTTAAATTTACCTGCTGATTATACCAAACGTTGTTAGTAGCAAGAGGACCAATAATATCAGAATAAGAAGTTCCAGTACCAAATTTCATTTTATAACCTGTATCATCTGAAGCTATAGCTGATAAAGAAGAAGAAGTATCTCCCATTCTAAGTCTAAATAACGCATTATTAAAAGTTTGGTCATATTGTAATTGAGATACGAACTCATATATTACATAACTCGATCCTTCTAGAGGAGTGTAAGCCATAGTTGATCCATTGACTGTAATTAAAGAATTTGTAACAATTTGTCTAATAGCATTCGAAGTGTTATCAGTTCTTAAAACTTTAACTCCACGTCTGTGTTGAAGGTTTATATGATATGTCATAATGCCTCTATTTATTTTTTAATGTAAATATGCAAATTATATTCTATAATAACTATTAAATTAAGAGGAAATAAATGAGTTCAAACAATTTAACTGTTAAATTATATAATGATGATATTGGTCACATTAGTCTTGTTCAAAGCATGGGTGACGAGCTTACAATTGTCAACTCAGCTAGAGTCTCGTTTGGTGTTGAGAAACAAGAATTAGATAATCGTGATCGTAAACTTATCAAGTATCTTATTAAACATAAACATACTTCAACTCTAGAACATAACTTTGCTACATTTCTTATCGAAGTTCCTCTATTTATTCGGTCGCAACATCATCGACATCGAACATGGAGTTACAACGAAATTAGTAGACGATATACAGACTATGATATGAAGTTTTATTTTCCTGCTTCTTTTAGAATGCAGTCATCTTCAAATCGACAAGCATCTACAGATGATCTAGTAAATCCTAACATTTTTACAGGCTTTGGCGGCGAAGGTAGCGCATCTGATGTTGTGCGAGAACACTGCAGTGATTCTTTAGAACTTTATGAAAAGCTTATCAAGGGTGGCGTTGCAAGAGAACAAGCACGTATGATTCTTCCACAGAACCTTTATACAAAGTATTACGCAACAGCAAATCTTAATAATATTCTTAAGTTTATTGATCTAAGAATTCATGAAGGCGCACAATGGGAAATCCAGCAGCTAGCAAAAGGAATGCTAGAGATTATTGTAAATATCTGGCCTTTTGCAACTAATGTTTATCGAGAAATTAATAATCATTAAATATATATTTAGTTTATGTAAATGAGGTAAATATATGACAGGTTTATTACAAGAGAGACACGAAGATTTAGTTAAAATGTTAGTTCACTGCAGAGTTCAGATTGAAGGAAAAGATGATCCTAACATTTTAGATATTTTAACAGATGCAAGATCATTAGGAGGTGTTGCAACTGTCAGGCAGACAAGACCCCTTTCAGATAAAAGAACATCAAGTGGAAAAAGAATAATAGAATTAAACATTTCATATAACCCGAAATATGTTGATCCTAACGATCCAAATCCAAAAGATTTAGATGCATGCATGAAGGTGTTGAAAGGTCTAATAAGAATTGAAAACTTAGACATGGCAAAACTAATTGATCATGACACTGAATCTATTGCAATTAAAACAAAGAAAAACCCAATTATAGTATAGGAGATAATATGAAGTTAAGTGACGATACAATTGCACACGTGGTTAAACTGCTACAAATGGCTATTATGACAGGAACAGATATTACAGATAACTTTAGAATGTTAGAGTTAGTTGAGGCTGAAGGTGTCTTGGAAATTGACCAAGATTATATGCATGTATTTAATCAAAATTTAGATAGAATTATTGCAGAAGGTGCCAAAGACGACACTTAACAATAAAGGGTATTAAATTGAAAGATAAGCTAGAAACTATTTTTACACATAGAGAAGAGTTTTTACAGCTTTTAATTAAAAGGTTTCCAGAGTCATTTCCAAATCAGTGGCCTGTTGATATTACAACAAAAGAGTCACAAAAGTTTATTCGACAAATTGCGCTTAATGGTGTTGAAGAAATGTTTGAGGCTTTAGGTCATCTTAAAAACTGGAAACCTCATCGAACATCTGATCTTCCTGACATTGATCAAGAGGAATTTTTAGAAGAAATCGTAGATGCTTTTAACTACTTTTTTAATCTTTTAATTCTTTGTGGTGTTGATAGCAAGAAATTTTTTAGTGCCTTTGAGAGAAAACACGAAATAATTAAGAAAAGGCTGACTGACGGATATTAAAGTGAATTACAAATTCGATAGTGATGTAGATGATTTTATTGAGACATACGAGAAAAAAGTAGAATCTCATATTCTAAATTATCTAGGTTTGCTAACAGAGTTTGAGATGACACTTTTTCTAAACTATCGTGAAGTCTTAATAATGTTTCATCAAGATAAACAAGTTGTTTTTGATAAAGAGGTTCCTTTTTTAAGTAAAAATGCAAATGCTTCTATATTTGAAAAAACAGATCTTTCAGTTGAAGCAAATGTTTTGTTACGAAACAAGGTAAAGTATACAGAAGTTAACAATACCTTTTATTTTGTAGTAAATGAGGATGAAGTTCCTTACTCTACGACAGATGAGATTGATGATGGTATTATTATTGCAAACTGTATTTATAACACTAATATACAAACATATGAAAGATTTAAGGCTTCTTTTATTGCTAGTATTGCAAAAGAAATTGTTAATGCAAAAGAAGCATTAGAATTTACTTCATATTCTGAAGAAAGTGATATAAATAGTAATATTGCAAGAACTTTATCTTATTATTACTATTACAATAAATATAGAACGTTAACAATAAAAGATTTATTAGCTTCAAGAGACATTAAGTTTGTGCTTAGTAATGAAGATAAACAAATAGTTAAAGATATTATTTTAAGTAAGGATTAAAATGAGTAAGTATACATTAAAGCCACTCCTAGAAGCTATTGAAGAAGAGATGAAACCATCACCTCAAAAAGTTAAGTTAGAAGCAGCAATAAATATGATTGCTGATAAAGTAGGGTCATTAAACTCTGCATATGCACTTCTAGAAGAACTTCGTGACTCAATGAGATTTAGAGATGATGTTGATGATTCAATTACAAATAAACTTCAGCTTAAGTATTCTACAACTTTATTAGCGCTATTTGTTCTAGTTGCACAAACTGGCTTTACAATGAATCAATCACAGGTAGACATTATCATAAATACTTTTGCTAGTAGTATGACTGATAAGCAGCTAGATGATTTTACTGCAGCTGTTAAAGAAATAATGTAAAAATAGATACAAATAAGATATAATAAGTCCAGAGGTAAACATGGACTTAAAAAAATATTTAGAACTACAAGAAAAGTTTTCAAACTTATTTTACGATAAAAACAATATGTCTTCTAAACAAAAAGAAGAGATGCTTAAGACTTTGTCACTTTCTTTACATAGTGAGACTACTCAGATTGTATCGTCAACAAACTATAAGTTCTATGATAAAGACGAGTTTACAGTTGATAAAGGTAAAGTCTTATATAAGTCTGTTGACGCATTTAGATATTTGCTAGCAATACTAAACTTATATGATATTAATGAAGATACTTTCTTAAAAGCATTTCAACATAAAGACAACTATCTTCATAAAGATGTTGCATATAGAACTACCAATAAGCCTGTTGTTGTTGTGGATATTGATGATGTTCTTGTCTCTTTTAGATCTACATTTAATCAGTGGATTAGAGACACATACTCAATAGAGATTGATGATAACTCAAATCAGTATTATTCATCTATTGCTGTTAAAGACATTGGATTAAGTCCTGAAAGTGTTTTTGAAGAGTTTATGGAAGAAGATGGTCTACTAACAATTCCAGCTTTTCAAAATGCTTCTCTTATGACAGAAGCTTTACAAAAGTCAGGCTATGAAATCCAGTTACTAACAAGCAGACCAGAAGCAAATCTAAGATGCAAATATCAAACACTTCAGAGTCTGCTTGATAGTAATATTGTATTTGACAAGCTAAACTTTTCTTCTGAAAAATATATTTGGTTGGCAAAACAAGACTTTTATTTGGATGGAAGATTTAAGTTTGCAATTGATGATTCACCTAAACATGTAAGTGAATATGCAAATCATAATGTTCCAGTTGTAATGCCAATCTATGAATATAACAAAAGCATTTTAGATCATCCAAAGAAAGACGAATATATTTACGAAACATCTTTAGAGAATATGCATTACAAAGTTTTGGATTTATCGTTAAAATTAAAATAAGTTGTAAATTAGACAAAAATTATTTATTATATTGACACAAATAACAAAAGGAAATTAAATGCCACTTAATAATAACATTGACCCGATTACTCTTCCTATGGATCTTAAGTTTGGACAATCTTGTAATACGACATTTCAAAACAATCTTGAAGCTCTTAAGGTGGAGCTAGTTGATGCGCCATCACGAGAGCAGGCACATAATGTTGCATGGTGTTATACAAAAGCGACCTGGGCGGACGATCCTTGGCAATCTTCTCCTGATAATGTTTCTACACGTGATAAGTCACTTAATCTTATTGATGTTCTTAACTTTAGAGCTTTGCCTACGCCTATGGAGTGCCTTGGTTTTACGTTTAGAATTAGTGGAATTTCTCTTCAAACAGTAACACATCTTATTCGACATCGTGCCGGTTCATTTGCAGCACAATGCACGGGTGATCGTGATCTTCGTGATGATCCTGCTGTTGTTCCAGAGGCTATTGAAAACTCGCCTGAGTTTTATGACCGTTACCAGCAACTTGTTAACGATACAAAGCAGCTTTATGCTGACATGGTTGATTCTAAGGTTATTTCAATGATGGATGCACGTATTATCCTTCCTAAATGCCTTACTTCTTTCTATTATGCTAGGTTTAACATTAAGGATTTGATTGGTCTTGTTCGACAACGTCAAGATGTTCAAATTCAGCCTGAGGTTGATAACATTCTTGCGACTCAAATGGCACGTCTTATTTGTGAGTGTATTCCAGAGTTTTCAACTGTTCTTGACTTTGAGCGACCTGATATGCATTACATTAAGACTTTCCGTGTTAAGGAAGGAGATACATGGACAAGCAAAGGTACAAACCTTTATCAGCCTGAGCCAAAGAATGATTCATTTGACTATCATGAGCAGGATACAATTTATCCTTGCCGCCGTGAGGCACTTAACGGAACAAACGGTGATCCTTTCCAAAAGACTTTTACTCGACTATGGGATGCTGATGTTGCAGCAATCAATGATATTCGTACAACACTAAATAAGGAGAATGCTTAATATGACTGATATGATTCTAATGCCTAAAGATCACAAATGGAAAATGTATCTTGCAAGCGGATGGTTTTCACCTGCAGCAGCTGAAGAGCTGGATCAACTAGAAGGATATTTTGGTGGCCTAGAAGGTGTTGACATGGCAGCGCCAAGACAGATCTTTGTTTGTCCGCCAAATGCACCAAAAGAGGTTCAAGATCAGACCTTTGAAGGTAATCTTCATCATATTGAAACGGCTGATTTTGTTTTTGTAAATACTCGTGATAAGGATATTGGAACTATTTGGGAAGCAGGTTATGCTTATGCGCTTGGTAAGCCTATCATTTATTATTGTGCAGGTCTTCCGCCAAATGCTAAGTTTAATCTAATGCTTGCAAGAAGTGGAATTAAGGTATGTACTAGCTTTGAAGAGCTACAGGAATATATTGGTCGGTGTCTTGCAGATGGATGCCTTTACGAGGAACCTTACAGTCTAGCAATCGAGTAAAAATGCCAGAAGGACCTGAAGTAAAGCTTTATGTTGATAAGCTTAACAAGCTTTACGCTAATAAAACAATTAAAAACTTAGATGTCTTAAGTGGAAGATATCTTAAGAAGCCAATTGATAACTTAGATAACTTAAATGGACAAAAAGTCTTATCAGTTAATTGTAAAGGAAAGTTTATCTGGTTTGAGCTTCAAAGGAATATCATATTTAATACCTTAGGTATGACCGGAAGCTGGTCAAGAGTAAATAAGAAACATTCTAGACTACAAATAAACTTTGTCGAAGATGACCACGTTTACTTTAATGATATTAGAAACTTTGGCACTTTTCATGTTAAAACAAGAGAAGAGCTAGTTAAAAAGCTTAAGTCAATTGGACCTGATATGTTAAGTAATCCTCCACATAACTTTGTTCAAATTATGAGAAAGAGAGATAGTAAAAATATATGTGAAGTTTTAATGAAGCAAAATATCATAAGTGGTGTTGGAAACTATATTAAAGCTGAAAGTTTGTGGTTATCTAAAATTAACCCTCATGCAACAATAAGTAATCTTTCAGATAAAGACTTAATGAGGTTAGAACTAGCTATACTACATGTGATAAGAGAGTCATATAAAAGTCAAGGTGCTTCATTGAAAACATACACAAACTTTGACAATGAAGAAGGTGAAGCAACTGACTTTTTTAATGTTTATAGTAAAAAGATTGATCCTCTAGGAAATCAAGTTATTAAAGAAGAAACACCAGATAAAAGAACAACACATTGGTCGCCTGGAAGACAAGTATTTGGTGTTGTAAATTAGACTTTTGTATTGTATAATAAATCAAAAAGGATATTAAATGAAGATTGCTATTACTGGTGAAAGTGGCTTTATTGGTAGAAACCTACCTAAATCAATTGAAAAGTTTGGTCACGAGTTTGTTTCCCTAAATAACTATAAAAACTTTGTTAGTAGGCGTCCAAGAACCGACGAGCCTTGTGTATATAATAACAGCGAGCAAGCATGGATTAGGGCTTTTTATGATCTAGACATTGATGTTGTCATTCATAATGCTGCTGTTGTAGGAACCGATGTTGTAGCACTAAATTCTACTGATTCTACGTTAAGTAATGTTGCAGGAACACATAATATCGTTCGCGCAGCAAATGCATGTGATGTAGCAGTTTGTTATACAGGAACAACAGTTATTTATGATACTGCTAGGTATCAAACAAATAAAATCGTTGAAAACTCTGCTAGAAAGCCAACAACACTTTATGGTTGTCAAAAGGTTGCTGCTGAAGATATTATTCGTGGTATGTGTGAAAAGTGGAATATTGTTAGACCACTATTTGCATTTGGTGGCATTGGTGATATGAACTCTCTTATTGCAAAAGGTTTATATTCAGCTCTTAATGGTCGAAATAGCATTAAGATGTTTCTTGATCCACTTAAAGTTAAAGACTATCTTTATGTTGAAGACTTTTGTGATGGTGTAATGTCTGTTATTTCTCAAGATCTTTGGCAAGATGACTTTAATGTTGCAGCAGAAACTCCTTGCGTAACACGCGATATTGTTAATATCATGCAAGAAGTTAGTGGTCTAGACATGCAGGAGGTTTTTACGTGGAAGCCCGAAACTGATTACCTTGGTAACCATAGGCTTTCATCAAACAAGATTCGTAAACAAACAAATTGGCAGCCTCAATATAGTCTTCGTAGTGGCATCCAAGAAGTTTGGGACAGTCTTAACTTAGATCGAACTGATGGTTATAATCCACTATTGCACTTAGACAAGGCTGAAGCGGATGGCTTTAATTTAGAAAGTCATTTTCCAAAAGTTGTGTAAACTGGGCAATATAAGGTGTGGTTTCCCCTATTTATCTAAAAGGAGGAACTATGCCAGTATTAAAGAATTGCCAAACATGTGGTAAAGAATATAAAGTATCAGCTGCAAGAGCAGAAAAAAGTAAATACTGCAACATAAAATGCAGAAATAGAGGAATTAATGAAAGTAAAAAGATTCCTCTTGAAAAAAGAAACTGCATAAAGTGTAATAACATCTTTATTGTTAAGGAAAATGACGATAAACAGTTTTGCACAAAAGAGTGTTATGTTGACAGTGTCAAGTTAACAAGAGTGACAAAAAGTTGTCCTGTCTGCAAGAAAGACTTTGAGCGTCCTGTAGGAAGAGAAACAAAGCATTGTTCTACAACATGTAGAAACTATGCACAATCATCAGGTCAAATATCTATGCCTAGAACAACCAGAGCAGGTTATAGAAGAGATTTACCTGATAACTTCTTTTTTAAGAGTGCTTTAGAGGCAGACTTTGCAAGATATTGCAACTGGACAAATAAAAAGTGGATCTACGAACATAAAACATTTCAGTTTGAAATGAACGGTTACATTAGATCTTATACGCCAGATTTTTATTTGCCTGACGAAGACAAATATATTGAGACAAAAGCAAAGAGAAGAGACTCTAAATATGATGCTAACTTGGCCGCAGCCGCTCTCCTAAAAAGAGATCACGGCATTGATATTGAAGTTGTCTTTATGAGGCCTTTCTATAAAGACCTTAAAGACAGAAACTTGTTTTGGGTTATACCTCATCTCGAATTTAGAGACTATGCAGGAACAAAGTGGTTATCTTACCAAGAGTCTAGTGAAAGAGATGATGAAAGGTATGTTATAGAAAAGACTCAGTAATGTATTATTGATAAAAATATTGTATAATAAATAAAAAGAAAGGCTATTGAATGTCTAAATGTTTAGTTGTTTTAGATCATAGTTTTAGACTTAATAGTCTTCTTGTTAAAACAGCATGTGATAACTACGACCAAGCTTCTTTTGTTTATCCTTCAAACTGGTATTGGTCTTCTGAAGCTAGAAACTTATATAAGTCTACAGACATATCAATGCATAAAGAAGCATTAAATCATTTTGCTTACTCCTTAAAAGAAAAGTTAAACTTTAACCTTTATATTCTTAAATCTGCGCATCCAGAAAAAGATATACAAGATTACTGCCAGAGAAACAAGATTGATAAAGTCTTATATGATATGCCACTCTTTGGTAAAGATTCGCTAAACATTGAAAACGTATGCTTAGAAGTTATAGATAGTGACTCTTACGACCCTTCTTGTCTTAAAATGACAGCAAAAAGCAGATGGGTGTATTGGGCTAAAAATAGAAAAGACATCAAGGAGGTTAAGTTTGATCACGAGCTTGTTAAGTCTTTCGACGGTTTAGGTGAAGTTTATCAGCTTGACAAGACTCTATATGAAAAGACTGAAAGTTATGTTAAAAGTCTTTGGAAACGAATAGAAGAAAAGATTCTCACATATCGTACAACTCGCAATATGCGTAACGGAAGCACACAAATATCTACGGCATTGCATCACGGTCTAATTGATGCTAGGCAGCTTACACATATTCTTCTTAGCTTAGCTCCCCCGTTTATTGAAAAAGACAATGTTTTGGTTCCACTGCTTAGACAGCTAGCATTTAGAGAAATAAGCATCTTAAAAGCAAGAAGTAAAAATATGTCTATGTTTGATACAGCTGAACAATGGTCCATAACTTTATTAGATAAAGCTTCGCAAGACAACTTAAAAGAAAATACATTTCAGCCAGAGTTTACTAAAGAAGAGTTGTTTAGCAGTCAAACAAATAATTCGCTGTTAAATGCTGAAGTTTTAAGTTGTAAAGAAAAGAGATGGATGCCTAATCGATTGCGTATGTGGTTTGCAGGTGAATGTTATTGGGGATTAGGCGGAGGATATCAATCATTGGAAACACTCATTCAGTTTTTCAACGAACATACAGATGATGCGCAAAGCCCTAATAACTACATAAGTTGTGTTGAAAGTATGCGTCTCAAGTATGGTAAAGTAATGCGGTTTAATGAAAAAAGAACATTTAGACTTATCGAAGGTAAAGAAATTATATGAAGAAATATGATCTAGTTGTTCCTTATCACAGCATGAATCATGCTTTTCCTAACCATACTGGTCTAATTGGTTTAGTAACGAATGTAAGCGTTTATGCTGAAGAAGAAATAGAAGGCTTGCATCAATTAAGACATTCTAAAAAAGTTAGGATATTCTGGTCAAATGGTAATATCTCTGAATGTCCTGATGATTATCTAAAAAACTTGTATTCGTTTTACAATCTTTAATTTACGATATGATTTCTAATTTAATCTCTTTGTTTTTATTAAAAATCTTTTGTTGCAAAGTCTCACAAGTACTTTTGTTTATATTTTTAATTGTGTCTATAAGAGAATCAACATTTACAATTGTTTCTTTCTCTAAGTAATCAGGATATTCATCTTTGCTCAAATAGTTTGATAGATCAAAATTTTGCAAGTCAGCTTTTAGCTTATCAATGTTATTATTTGATTTTTCAATATCAAATTCATTTGTTTGACTATCAAATTCCATAATAAACAAATACAAAAAAGCGAATATCGAAGGATCAGCGTCAACAAAGTCAAAAAAATGAGGATAGTCTTCTGTTGAAAGAGCTTGCATTACAAACTCTAAAAACAAGTAATAATCATTATGGTCATGTTTTGATTTAAAATTATATTTAATGACATCTTGTAAATAAGCGTGCCACAAATCATGTATTGACCAAATTGTATTACCCATTGAATCTTTATTTATTTCTGAAGAAATATCACCTTCTTCAGGTATTATAACAATATCAGCGTCTGAAGAATTTAATATTTGATTAGACTTTACTTTGTCAATGAGATTTGCGTCCTCTAAATCTTTTGCTATGGCTTGTCTATTTTGTTCTGTGTTATCTAAAACAGCTTCTCTGTTGCTCCCTTCAGAGCTATACTTTGCTATAATATCTTGATAAAAAGGCTTTTTCTCTTGATTGAACTTAAACGTAACAAACTCAATAGGTATGATACTCGGGTTTTTCCTTACAAGCTCCGAAAATTTTATTATACCTTCAAATTTTCCAAGTTTTTCATGAGGCAAGCCTCTTTCAATAATAAAGTTTTCTCGCCATTCGAGAAGAAGATTAGTAAATTCTTTTCTATTCATGTTTCAGCCTATATAATTCTCTATATTGTAAATATGAAATAATGTGTATATAATATAAAAAACATAGAAAGGTGATAAATTGTCAATATTCTATTATGACAAATCTATTTCCAATCAAAGTCTTAAAGAAGGTGATCTAGTAAGTCATATTGGTTTTAATGAAAGTTATATTGGAATAATTACAAAAATTACCCCAAACTGGCACTATGTCTGGTGGTTTGATGGTTCTAGAGAAAGACACAGTTTCTCTATTCTTAAAAAAGTTGTTGAAGAAAATTAAATATCAATCTACAAATTATTCAAAAGAAAGTATTTTTTATAAAATGTGGTCTAATTACGAAGTCAATTCTTATAATGCAGGTTATCATCGAGGCTTAAATACAGAGTATCACGATGTTAGTATTCCTATTATGTTTGAAACTTGGTTACATGACAATTATAGAACTGTAGAACTGTCTGATCTATCAGAAAAAGATGTAAAAGAAAGTCTATATCAATCTTTTGTAAAAGGTTACAAGGAAGGACTGCAAGACTTCTCTAGCCCTGAAGATATGCAATATTCATATACTACACAGACTTCAAAAGCTAAATGTGCTCATCAAAATACAATTGAAGATAGAAGGCCAGGCTTTCCTACAAGATATGGTTGTACAGATTGTAACAAGTGGATTTAGGTTATGAACAACGTGAAAGAAATAAAAAAATTTCTAAGAAACAAAGAAAACACTTGGCAGATAGAATTAGCTGAAACAGATCCGTGGGGACTGGACAGAATATTAGAAAAAAGTCAAAGTTTAGGCAAGATTATAAGTGCTGTAAAGTCTTGGGAAAAAAACTTTCAAAAAGATTTTAAAGCCCCTCCAGGTCTAGTAATGGATGCGCCTAGTCTAATTTATAAATTTGTTATAACTAGCTCACAGAGAGGAATGTTATATACAAAAATTATTTGGACTTTAGAAGAAGTAAAAGACATTATTGAAAAGTGTAATCTTGGTCTTTATTATTCTCCTCTAGAAACAGATGATCTTTTCGAACAAAAGTTATGTGAAGAAATAAAAGAAATGTCAGATCAAGAAGTGTCTTCAAATGTAGAAAAATATTTTGCTAATAGCAATAATAAAACAGAACATGAGAAAGATTTAAGTGAGCTAGAGGTACTAAAAGCCGAAAACAAAGTAGTTAAAGAAATAAATAAGAGTTTTTGTCATCTTTGTTGGGATTTAGTAAATGACTTAAAAGACGCTGAGACTTTACTTGCCGGAGAAATTCCAGATGAACTAGTAAAAGTATATGATATTGCCAATGAAATAGAAATTTTGTTGATGAAAATTAAATTAAATGATAACAATAACAAATAAATATAAATCAAATATTCTACAACAATTAATGTCACGTCAAAAAGATTTTTTCTTATCTGAGAAACACTATGAAACTTTATCAAGTGTTTTGACATGGAAAGAATTTAGAAAAAACTTTCTTTTATCTTACATGAAAAAAGAAAAAGGAAATAAAAGACTAAGAAAGAAAAAAGCAATTAAAAAAATGAAATCTATCTGGCAACGTAGATGTTATATTGCTCCCATTGCTAATAAAACCAATTATACTGAGCTATTTAATCAACTTATTACAATTCAAAAACTTAAAGAAGTTCAGAGTCAAATATATACAGAACATTATAATCTACCTCTCACTTAATATTAAAACATATATGAGTTCAAATATTGAAATTAAATCTGAAGGTTGTAAAACATTTTCACTTGAAATAAAATCTTATGGCATTGAATTTGAAATGTGGGATCATAACTATCCAGAAGCAAATCTCATTACAATGTTCTTTAGTCTAAAAGATAAAGAAGACATAAAAGCTTTACAGAAACTTTCACTTCACTTAAAACATCAATTGGAAACATATAACAATGTCAAAACTTAAAAAAGTATTTTTTCACCGCGAAGACTTCGGCGTTATTAAAGCTGCTCTTATTCATTCAAAAGAATATTTTAGAGCAGCACTTTTAGATGAAGATCTTCTCCCAGCATCATGGGAAAAGAAAGATTGCGAAAACTTATTGAAAAATCTAGAATATGTTGAAAACAAAGTCGATATTGTATTAAGCACGAAAGAAAATACACTTTGCCAAAAAAGTTTTGATAATTTAATTAAAGACTTAAGTGTCAATGAAGAAATATGATTTAGTCCAACCAAAATATCCTCTTAGCACTTATGAGCTAACAAACAACATTGTAGGTATAATCATGAAAATAGAAAACTCCATTCACAAAGATCTTCTAGGTAAAGAAAGAAAAATATTGACAATCTACTGGTCACATGGTGAAGTAGTAAAAGAACCTTCAGACTACGTAACTTTTCTATGAATTTTATCCATGGTGCTTATTCAAAACCAGGTGACCTAGTAAAGATATTTGGCCCACTTGGGAATGATCAAAATAAAATAGGTTTAGTCATAGAAGTTATTGATAGGTCTCCTGGCTTTAACCCTTCAAGAAAACTTAGAGTTCTTTGCGATAAAAACGATCTTATACTATGTAAAGATGAACACGTTGCTGTCATTGTTGATGAATAGTTAGACTTTCATAGTTGTAATAAAGAAATAATGTGTATATAATATAAAAAACATAGAAAGGTGATAAATTGTCAATTGATTTAATTAAGCCTCCAACAAGATTCGTCGGGCTCCATGCTCACTCACATTTCTCAACCTTTGATGGTCTAGGTTATCCTGCCGATCACATTGACTTCATTACTTCTGAGTCACAAGGTATGGATGCATGGGCACTTACTGATCATGGTAATGGTAATGGCCTTGCTCATGCACATTCGCATGCAGCTAAACTTCAAAAGCAAGGTAAAAACTATCGCCAGCTTTATGGTGTTGAGTTTTATTTCGTTCCTTCACTGCAGCAATGGACTGAAGATTATGCTGCACATAAGCAAGCTATTAAAGATGCAAAGTCATCAGCTGCTGCTGAAAAGAAGGCAAAAGAAAAGATTGATATTGATGCCGATGATGAGGCAGGCGGTCACGTTGTTGAGGATGAAGATGAAACCAAAAGCATTGACATCTTAAAAGATGAATGGAAACGACGATATCACCTTGTTGCTATTGCAAAGAATGCTAAAGGTCTAGCAAATCTATTTACTCTTGTTAAGAAGTCATATAAATACGGCTTCTATCGATATCCTCGCATTGACTTTCAAATGCTTAAAGAGCATGGTGAAGGTTTGCATGTATCAACTGCATGTTTAGGCGGTGTTTTTGCAAATCGTATTCTTCGTGGTGTAGCACATGGTCAATCACGTGCTGAAATCCAAGCAGAGCTTACAAAGCTTTCTGATCGTTTCCTTGACTGCGTTGGTGATAACTTTAATCTAGAACTACAGTTCAATAAAATCGATAAGCAACATGTTGTTAATGATTATCTTATTGAACATCATAAGCTAACAAACATCCCGATTATTGCAACAGCTGATTCTCATTATCCTACACAAGACAAATGGCAAGCACGTGAGCTGTATAAAAAGCTTGGTTGGCTTGGTAAACGTGATGGCATGACTCTTCCGCAGTATGAAGAGTTGCAGTGTGAGCTGTTTCCTAAGAATGCATCTCAAATGTGGGATGAGTTTAAGGACGGTTACAGTAACCACGATTTCTATAAAGGCAATGAAGAACTAGTTAAAGGTGCTATTGAAAGAACTCATGATATCGTTTGGAATGAATGTGAAGATACATGGGTAGATAGCGAAGCAAAGCTTCCGAAGATTAGTGTTCCTGGCAAAACGCCATTTAAGCATCTATCAGATCTTGTTAAAGAAGCACTAGTTCGAGAAGGTTTAGCAGATAACAAAGAATACGTTGATCGTGCTAAAGAAGAGTTATCTGATATTAAGTTTCTAGGACACGAATCATACTTTATTACGATGTATGAAATCTTCAAGAAGGCTGAAACTAAGACTCTATTTGGCCCTGCTCGTGGTAGTGGAGGTGGATCTCTTGTAAACTATCTACTTGGTATTACACAGCTTGATCCTATTCCTTATAATCTTCTATGGTCTCGTTTCCTAGGTCGTCACCGTGTTTCTTGGCCTGATATTGATACAGATGCAGGTGACCGTGATGAACTAATCAATGCAGCACGTGAACTTTATGGTGATGATGCTGTTATTCCTGTATCTAACTTTAATACTCTTAAACTTAAGTCACTTATCAAAGATATCTCTAAGTTCCATGGTGTTCCTTTTGATGAGGTAAATAAACTAACAGGACCGCTGCAAGAAGAAGTAATGGCACTTGCTCGTGATGAAAATCAAGAAAAGTCTGTCTTTGTTCTTAAGCATGAAGACTGCATGAAGTATTCTCCTACATATCAGGAGTTTATGGAAAAGTATCCGGAGGTTGGCGAGCATGTAGCAACCTTGTTTATGCAAAACCGTTCTGTTGGACGTCACGCAGGAGGTGTTATTGTTGCTGACCCAAAAGACCTACAGGAGTCAATGCCAATCATCGGTGTAAGAGGTGATCTACAAACCCCTTGGACAGAAGGTATGAACTTCCGAAACCTAGAAGACAATGGCTTTCTTAAGTTTGACTTTCTTGGCTTGACCCTGCTAAAAGATGTAGAAAACTGTATCTATCGTATCCTTAAGAAACAAGGCAATCCTAATCCTACATTCCTTGATGCAAAAGCTTTCTTTGATAAGCATCTTAACTGTAGGTTTGTTAAGCAGGATGATCCTAAAGTTTGGGAACATGTTTATCATAACGGAAGATTCTGTGGCGTATTCCAGTTCACAGCAAGTGGTGCTAGAAAGTTCGCACTAGAAGCACAACCTGACAGCATTGAAGAGTTAGCGGCACTAACAGCTATTTATCGACCTGGACCACTCAAGGCTAATGTTCATAGAAAGTATGTTAAGGCAAAGCGTGATGCAGATAACATCAAATATGATCATCCTATTATTGAAGAAATCTTAGGACCAACATTCGGATTCGTAACATTCCAAGAGCAGTTCATGCTTTTGGCACAGAAGCTAGCTGGATTTGATCCAGGCGAATCTGATAAGCTTCGTAAGACACTTGTTAAAAAGTCACTTGATACGCTTCATTCGAAGGGTTCCGAAAAAGCTATTGCACGTGATAAGTTTATCAAAGGTGCTAAAGAACTAAATGGTGTTCCTGAAGAAGTTTCATCAAAGCTTTGGTCAGAGATTGAATTTTTTAGTGTTTACGGCTTCAATAAAAGTCACGCAGTTGCTTATGCTATTGACTCTTATTACGCAGCATGGCTTCATACACATCACGAAACTGATTGGTTAGCAACAATCCTTCAGTCCGAAAACGGTAATCCAGCTGCAATGTCCAAAGCTATTAGCGAAATCAAATCGTTTGGCTATGAAATCGCTCCTGCAGATATTAATCACTCTGGTGCAAATTGGCAATATTCGGATGAACTCCAGGCATTTGTTCCGCCTCTAACATCTTTGAAAGGTGTAGGTGATAAAGCTGTTGATGAAATCTTTGAAAATCGTCCTTATCAAGAACTTGATGATCTTTTCTTTACAGAAGATGGCTCGTGGCGTCATTCAAAGCTTAACAAGACAGCATTTACTACCTTATGTAAAATGGAGGCGTTCTCTTCGCTTAAAGAGATCAAAGAAGGTATCTTAGATAATCACCGCCAGCTTTTTGAAATGATTATTAGTAACTATGATAGGTTGCGAAAAGGACGTTATGGTGTAACAAAAACGCAGCAAAAGCGTGCTCTTAAGAATGGTGAAGAGCTAGTTCCAGTAGTTAACGATATTATGAAAGTTGTAAAGACAGTTAGTGATTGGAATCGTACAGAAAAGATTCAAAACTATATGGATCTTTCTAATGACGCTTCTATTGATCTTCTCTTTCCACAAAGCTTCGTAGATAAGGTTGAACAAAAGAATGTAGGTTCTGTCTTTAAGATTCCATCGGGTGAGAAAGGTATTGGTTGGTTTTGTATCTTAGAAACGATTAAGAAAAAGACAAAGAATGGTAAAGATTTCTTGCGTCTAAAGGTAACTGATAATGAAAGTAATACAGGTTGGGTTCGTGTTTGGGGAACGCTTGAAGACGATATTAACTACACACTTTGGTTATCAGAAGTCCACAATGACGCAAGTTGGGGTATGTCAACATCGCTTCGCAAGATGAAGCTTATTAACGCATTTGAGTAAGTTATGAATAGAGATCACGAATATTATGTAGCAGCAGGTAACAGCTTTAAGCTAATAGGCTTATTATGTATCATTATTAGCTTTTTATTTTTTATGTTAGGATACGATATAAAACAGATTGATTATGTGGATTTATTCCTAACAGGAAGTTTTATATTTGTGTGTGGTAATATGATGGTAAAAGAAACTAAAGACTAATTAGGCAGGTGGAGAGGAGTTACTTAAGAAAGCGCTCATATAGCTATTAATAGCTTTAGGATCTTTGCTATGTTGAATAATGTATTTTTCAGCTGCAGATGATTCTTCAGCTTTTTTTAATAGGTTAAGTTCTATTGCTAAGTTTTCCATTTCAAGTGTTTGAGCTCTTTCTTCGTCTGACATTTCTTTTTTGTCTTCAAAAGAGTCTATAATTTCGCTAGACATCCTATCAGCATGACGTTGTTGCTTTATTTTGATAGTATTAGGATGATTAATCATATTGACATAGCTAATAAGTTGTTCTTTTGATTCGCTATCAAAATCATCGTCATTAATGTTAAGAACAGTCAAAGAACCCCAAATATCGTTTTTAGCGTTCTTAATAAGTTTAGAATATTCGTTGATAAATCCGTAAAAAACACTACTCATATGTGAAGAAGTAAGTTCTCTACCACCACTTTGACCTCTAAACTTATTTCTTTTCATACAAACATAAAGTGGAGCATAAACTCCAACAATAAATACTTGGTAGCCTCTAGATTTAAGAGGTTTGACAAAGCTATTATGAAACCATTCAGCACTGCCTGGACTTGAAGCTGTTCCTTCAATTACAATGCCTAAGTTATTATCAATGCTTTTATAAGATTCGAGCGCATTATAAAGCTCAGGATCTTTTTCTTTTAGCTCTTTATCATCATCAACAAACATTGTTCCTGTAAACTTTGTAAGTCTTTTATCATTTAACTCACTTGCTTTTTTTCTAAACTCTTGAACCTTAGCATCAAAGCTGTCCATATAAGATGCTCTATTAAGCTGTCTAGACTTAGGTTTACCTTTGTTGATTTTTGCAAGCTCTCTGTCAATAAAGATTTCTAGAAACTGATCGGAGTTTAAGTATTTAAGACTATTACCTGCTGTAATGCTTTCTATTGTGGAAGACTTTCCAACACCAGCAGGGCCTAGAACAAGAACACATTTTTTTGTATGAGGGTCAAATCTGTCTTCTTTTAGGATTGCCTTTATGTATGTTTCTAATAATAGTCTGCTCATTATTTATCTTTCTTAGCTTAGAAGCATTTTAATATATTGACGTAAAAAGTTTTCATATTTAACAGGGCTGCCATAATAGTCTTCACCTGACAATGAAGCTTGTCTTGCTTCTGCATCGGAAAATTCTTCTTCAGCGCTAAGTTTATCTTGAAATGAAGGTGATTTTACGTTTCCTTCTTTGAAGTAGTCTGCTATTTTTCTTTCAAGTTCAACTAAAAATTCAAGTAGATTAAAGTCGCCAAACTTTTCAGTTATTTTTTGTTTAATTGCTTGAATCGCACGCAAAGCGTAGTTAACTTCTACAACAGTTGCAAGTTGTGCTGCTGCTGGTGCATCACCGACAAAAGCAGATACTTCTAGTATAAATACTTCTAAGTCTTTAAGAAACTCATAAAACTTTTTACCGTTCTTAAATTTCTTAAAAATGCCTACACCTTTCTCAGCAATGTTCTTTGCACCTTCTGAGTCGGTAGTCTGAAATATTGAAGCGCCTACCACTACAAACAAAAGAACTTTCGATAGTTTTGTAACAACTTTAGAATAGTATTTATTGTCTTGTATACTGAGATTAATTGCTGGGTGTAAATTAATAGATTCAACAATACCAGCTGAAACTGTTTCAAATATCTCGTCAATTATTGTTTGCATGTTTTGTTGAATAGAATTAAGAATAAGAGAAATTTGATATAGAGGATCATTTGCGCTTAAAGCACCACGTATATTCTTCTTAGTCTGATCTCCAGCATTTCTTTTTGCAAACTCTAGTTTTTCATTATTATTATATTGATTTAAGGCATTTGCGCTTTTCATTCCGTATTTGTTGATAAACTCAATTATTACTTTGACACTTTTAGGTGAGTATTTAATATCTTCGTCCCCTACAGCGGACTCAGGACCTCGAGGATATAACAAAGACTTAAGTTTTATTTCATCTAATTCTTCTTCAGGAAAATAAAACTTAAGTTTGGTTGTGTTTATCTTTTGTAGAGCAGTAGCCATAATTTGAAGAATAACTGGAATTGACAAAACAGAAGCAATCCCTTTTACAACTGCTGCAGTTCCAATTACTTCATTTACTTGCTCTTTTTCTTCATTAATAAATTGTTCTAAGAACAATATGTCTTTTTCAACATTTAACATATTTACCTCACTACTATATATTTATTTTCAAATATAACATTTATTATATGTAATATAGAAAACATAATAATATAATAATCCGGATTGGAGGAAATTATGAAAAATCTATTTCTTGTTATGATTCTTGCTTTTGCTTTTGGCTGCGAAGACGATGATGGTGAGGTTGTTCGCAGAGGTGGTGACGCAAGACTTCTCGACGTTGAGGCTCCACTAGAGGATGGCGGTGCTAGTGACGGCGAAGTTCTTGATGGAGATCTACCTGTTGCAGACGGTATCTTACCTCCTCTCGACATGGAGCTACCACTTGCAGACTCTGGCTTAGTTGACGCTGAAGCACCACTTGTTGATGCTGAGGCTCCTGCAGCTGACTTGGCTCTTGTTGATGGTGCTGTTGATCCAGCTGACGCAGGTGCTGTTGTTGATGCTGCACTAAGTGATATGTAGTAAAAGTTTTAGACGTTATAATATAGAGACCCGATTGGCTTGCGTCAATTCGGGTTTTTTGTTGTAAAAAAGAAGAATCATATAATATAATAAGACAAAAAAGGAAGCACATGATTATTGACAATATCGTTTTAGAAGGTGCTGATTGTAGCGGTAAGACAACATTGTTTGAAGCACTACATAAAGATACAAACTACGCTTATAATATTCAGGATAGATCAAACTTAAGCATGTATGTTTATGCTAATCTATATGGTCGTAATGATTCTAATAAGTGGTATAGAAACTTTTGGAAAGAGATTAAAAGCTTTAATACGCTTTACGTTATTCTTTTGCCTGATGATGGTGTCATTAGAAGTCGCATTGAGTCACGAGGGGATGATAAGCAAACACCGGACTCAGCAGTTAAAATAAATGCAGAGTTTAGAAAGCTTGCAAAGTTCTATTTTAGAAGTATCTTTCCAAACATTCTTGTTGTAGACATTGATTCCGAAACTACTACTAACGATATTTCAGACCTTGTTAAGCAAAGACTAAGTGCAATGCAAGGTGTTAGTCCTGCTGATATGATTCGTGATGTTGTCTTTGCAAGTGGTAAAAACGAGCTTGCAGATGTTTCTGTTAGTGAGTTGGTATTTTCTACTAAAGAAAAAGTAAGGCCAATTACTTGGGATGTCCTAGAATATCCACCTGAAAAAGAGTATTATGCAGGTATTAGAGATAAGGTCATTACAAATATCGAAAGAGTTTTGATGACTAATCAGAAGTTAGACTCAAGAAGGTTTGTTTATGCAGATGATTCTTGTATTTCTTTAATTCATACAATGTATCGTAATAATACAATTGATGTTAATGTTACGATGAGATCATCAAATGTAGCTAATACGTTATGGGCTGATTATGAATTCTTAAGAATTTTAAGTTTAGATATCGCAAATGCTATGCAGATTCAAACATCTGACATTGTATTGACCTTAAATATTAGATCTGCACATATTGCACCTTAAATGTAAAATAAAATATAATGTGTAAGATATAATCATATAATGTCTCCATAAGGAGATGAGATGATTCCAACGTTTACAATTTACACAGGTCCTATGTATGGTTCAAAGACATCACGACTAATTGCTGATGTTGATAGGTTTTCACGTCAAAAGAAAAGTGTTTTGGCATTTAAGCCGCGTCTTGATGATAGATATAGTGAGTCAAAGATTTGTTCGCATAGCGGTGCTGAAGTTGTTGCTCATTGTGTAAGTAGCGGAGCAGATATTATGCACATTATTGATGAGCAACAAATTGAGTCCTACAAAGATTATGTTATTGCTGTTGATGAAGCATTTATGATTGATGGTGTCGCAGAAACGTTGTTGGAAGTTTTTAAGAGAGGCGCTACAATTGTGGTATCGTCCATTCAGTTAAGTGCTAATCTTAAGCCGTTTAGAGAGTTAAAAGAGATGATGCCTTATGCAACAAGAATTGAAGTTTGTCCTGCAGTATGTCCTAGGACTAGTGAAGACGCTTATTATACGTTCTCTAAGTTAGCTGTTGGGCATGATCCTGTTGTAGGAGGAGAAGATATGTATGAACCAAGATCGTTTTATGCTCATCCTGCATTAACGAGTTAAACAAAGGAGAAATATGACAAGACCTTCATGGGATAGTATTTGGATGGATATGGCTAAGACAATTGCACAAAGAAGTCATCATCCTACATTTCAGGTTGGTGCTATTGTTGTAACAGAAGATAACACACAGGTTCTTTCTATTGGTTATAATGGTTCTTATAAGGGAGGACCTAATAAACCTCTTTCAGAAGAGCCTGGTTGTAGTGGTTTAATTCATGCTGAAATTAATGCACTTTTGAAGTTAGACTATAATAATCCTAAAAAGAAAAAGATGTATGTGACTTTGTCACCTTGTCCTGACTGTGCAAGAGCTATTGTGAATAGCAATATCGAGTCCGTATTTTACGCTGATGAATATAGAAACGTCGAAGGCCTAGAAATACTTAGGGCAGCTGGATTAGACGTGCAGGCAGTAAAAAAGAAAGCAAATATGGACTGCATGATATTTGATCGACCTGATTTGTGGTAGTTTAATAAATCATCTTATATTGAAAATCTATATTTATAGAGTTTATTTTAGTAGATAATAAATTAAAATAGTCTATAGATATTTAGATGTAGATAAAAATATAAGGTGAAAGAATGAATTATAACAAAAGTCTTTCAGAGTTATTGTTTGAAGATCACGAAAACAACGAGTTAGTTGTTGAGAGAAATAAAAACGATGCTGCTAAAAAAAGAGCAGCAAAAAAAGGTGCTAGAAGAGCTACTCGAAAAAAGCAGATTAAAGCAAGAAAAGCTTTAAGCAAGGATAATACGCCAGTCATCCAAATTAGAGGAATTAGTAGTGCAGCTTTTCTTGCTTTGCCTGAAATAGAGCTACAAACTTTTGCGTCAATGCTTTTTAGACCCACAGCAAACTTAAAAAGCAGGCTTGAAATATATCAGAAAAATGCTGCAAGTCTCTCAGGACAACAAGGTGGTCCTGAAAGTACTGATGCAGGTTTTACTCAAATTAAAAATTCAATTGCAAAAAATGCTGATGACAAGTTATATAAGAGCCTTGAAAAGTCAGACAATAAATTAAATACACAAGTTGCAAATTTAATTCAAGGTACAAATACTACTCTTACGAACATTGGGACTGTAAGATTTGACTTTCTAAATGTTGGTAAAGAAGACAAGACAAAGTCTCAAGATAGAGACATAAAAATGTTTGATCGTTTAGGACACGCATTTTTTACAATTGTTGATCCAAGAACAAATAAAAAAGTTAAGATAAAGAATAGTAAAAAAGAAGATCAAGTAATTGTTTTTGTATTACCTATAAAAAAATATCTTAATAAATTTCAAAGTGATATATACTTAACACTTTTTAACTCTAAAAAAATAGATTTGGATCCTTCTGATAAAGCACAAGGTGTTTCTAATGAAAGTTCTTCTTTAAGGTTTGAAGGAGAAATGATTCATGAATCAAGTTTATCTTCATTACTTTTTGAAACAAATGCTGCTAGCGGCACAGGCGAGCACTCTGTCTTAGACCTAAACCTAAGGATCATAGACTCAGCTGAATTGGAAAGCCCTTTAGAAAGTCCTGCTAGTGATAAAGCTAATAGCTTGACAAATTATGCCAGCGATGTTGATGAATTTATTGAAAAATTAAATAAACTAGACAAAAGTAATATTGCTGTAATTAGTGACGGTGATACAAAACTTTATTATATTAAAAATAAAGGCTTTATCTCCGACAACTCAGACGATTCTAAAACATTATTAAATAGCGTGATTGATCAAAGTCTAAAGATTAAAAGCAATATGACTATAGACTTTATCGACGCTCAAAGTGATGAAGACTTAAATAAAAGTCTAACAAGAAATCATATAAATGATGGGACTCGCTTAGCTGACTTTAATAGCTATTATCTCACTAAAACAAAAGAAAATACTTTATATGTTAGATTTTATTCAAAGAAAGGCTTAGGATATTATATAAAACTCGACCCAGGAGAATTTAGAGGATTTGCAACAGGCAAAATTATTGACATAGACGACGTAGACAAAGATCTTTCATTGGTGCTTGTTACAGAAAAAAATACTACAGATTTCTATGGTGAAGTTGATCAGCCTTTAGCTGATGCAATAAAGGAAATTTTTGATGGTAATTTAAGTGAACAAGATGCTAAAGAAAAATTAAATAGTGTTAAGCCGTCTCCAAGAAATCAAGCAAAGTCAGGCGAACAAAGTAGTCAAATAGATGTGCAACCAATTAGAAACTTTATGAAGTCTGGAAATCTAGAATCTATTAGTAAAACACTTAATAAACTTAACAATGATCAAAAAAAGCAAGTAACAGGAGAACTATCTGTTGATGAAATAGCAGATTTTTTGAAGAGTTTAGAAGACACTGATCTTTCACAAGGATTTCAAACTTTAGACCTTGCCTTAGATAAATCGCAAGAAGTCATTAAAGCAGCAAATCTTTCAGATGCACAAACGCAAGAACTCGAGAGTTTAGCAAAGTCTAAGGAAGAAGATGTTATAGAAAGAATAACACAAGCACTTAAGTCAGAAAGTCCTCTTAACGCAACGAAAGAACTTAAAAGTCTTAGCGCTGATCAAAAAAATCAAGTAATAGCAAAACTTACACCTAAAGAATTAAATGATGTTTTACAAAAAGTAGATGGTGAAAATCTTACACAAAGATTGAAAAGCCTAGACATTACACAAGATCAAGTTAGTAATGCTCTCCAAACTGCAGGGCATTCTACTGGAGATATTAGAGCAGCTTTACGAGATGCTCTTGGAGGAGAAGAGTCTGAAGAACAATCCGGAGAGCCACCAGAAGAACCTAGTCAACAAGATAAAAGCAAAGCTCTTCAAGGCAACATAAATGATGTAGACACGTTATTTAATGCAGATCTTTTTGTTTCTAACATGTCAAACCCAGATAAACCTAAAACACCTGCTATGATTCCAGTTAAAATTTATCTTAAAAAAGACAACAAGATTTTTACATTAGAAACTGAACTATATAAGGCTGATAATACTATTAAATTAAAAAAGATAAGCACGAAATCTGGTGATGTCAATATAAAAGAGTTAAAACGAGAAAGTTTTATTTATCATCAAGGTTTGTCACTTTTAATAGAGGAAAAGGACAATCTTCCAGACTTACCCGAGTTAGCGAAGAGTGTAACAAAAAATAAATTTATATCATTCTTAAAAAGAAAAAAGTACGAATTCATATCAGCACAAATTAAAGACTTAGAAAAGTATACAAAAGGCAGCACTGTTTTTAATACGGCAGATCATCTAGATAAGTTTGATGGTAATAAAACGTTTAGTGCTAAACTAAACTTATTAAAACTTCAACTCAAACCAGAAGACAAAAACAAGCTTACAGGCGCCGATAGTGTTAAAGTTACCAGAGACGATCAAGATTTAAGCATTACTATAGTAGATGACCGTGGCGATGTATTAGCTGATCTAGAATCATTTGATCCTGCTAAATCTAGTAGACCTTTAAGTGCAGACGCATTAAATCAAATAATACAGACTGCTGAATTTCAAAGTCCTCCTGCTGATGGTGCACAAGAGAAAGAAAAGACTGAGAAAGCACAAGAGAAAGAAAAGACTGAGAAAGCACAAGTACAGGCAAATACTTTGCAAGATACTTTTGACAAGCATGAGATTAAAGGCAACCTTAGATCAAAAGTCAAGATTACTCTTAGATCTGATGCACAGCCTGACAAGACTATGGACGTTGAAGGTAGACTTGGTCAAAGAGGCAGTAATCAAGAAAAAACTATTAAATTTAATCAAGATTATAAGATTAAAGAAGAAAATCAGACCGATGAAAGCTTTATTTATACACAAGGACTAAGTCTTCTTGTTGAAGAAGTATCTAAAGATGGTAAAGTTATTACACTTAAAAAAGGCACACCATATACACAGTCTGAGTTAGAAAATTTAATAACACAGTCTGATTACAGTTTTGAAAAAAGTGAAGTTGAAGAGCCACAAGAGAAAAAAGCACCAGACTTTAAGAATTTTGAAAAAAATATAAATCATATTTTAAGTCTTTTTAATAAAGTTGACTTCAAGGGGCTTACATATGACAATTTAGATTTCAAAATGTATAAAGAACTTTTAGAAAACAAAAAAATAAATACTGATCATCTTAAAGAACTTAAACAAAATGTAGTTAAAAACATTACCAACAAAGAAGTTATTGACTATTTGTTAAATGTATTAGAAGAAGTGTTTGGTAAGGAAGTAAAAAAAGTTAAAGATTTTAGTAAAAATGGTGTTCGAGAATTAGATAAAATACTTAAAGTAAAGTATGAAACAGGTCTTCAAAGAGCAGGTAAAATAATAGATGGACAACTTAACGAAGGTTTAGTTGAAAGTGTTGTAACTGTCGTTGCTCTGGCTCAACTTGCAAAAGCAATTGGTGCTGCAACAATGTGTGCGATTCCTTTTATAAGCGCATATATCATGGTAAACGAACTTCCTGTATTTATAAAAGATATAATTGAAGTTTTCAAAGATAGCGCTAAAGGAATAGGAAACTGGTTTAAAAATTCTCTTTCATTCTTAAAAGGCAAAAAAGAAGAATTTGTTTTGAAACATCTTATGAGCAAAATCGAAGATAGTTTTGCTAAAAATCCAAAAGTTCTTGAGCAAGTTAAAGAGGTTATGGGTGACTTTATTGTTGAAGTATTTCAGTTATATCTAAAGGAAGTACATAAAGTCGAAGTAAAAAAACCAGAAGTTACTAAAGTAGAAGAACCTAAACTTGAAGATTTTGCTGAAGATGCAAATGAAGTAAATGAACTTATAAGTCTATTTACAGAAAAGTTTAAGAAGTCTGAAGGCACTGATGATATTAATGAGCTTACAGACAGATATGATGTAACATTAGATTCTATGATGAATAGCATTGCTGCAATGGTGTTTCAGCAAAGAACACAGATGGCACAACAAGAAGCTTCGCAGATTGCTTATCAGGCAAGACAAGACTCGATGGATGCATCAGTTTTAAGCGGTTTAGCTGTTATGCCTGCACTTGTTGGTGCCGCAATTGCAATGCCTACTCTGGCAACCGGAGGAACAGCTCTTCTAGCTGCACCAATTATAGCTTCACTTTTTGGAAGCAAGATGGGAGATAGGTCTCTTAGAAAGAATCTTAGAAAAGGCCCACAACAAATTGGTTTAGAAAGTGATGTTAAGTCAGGTAAAGATCAAATAAGAAAGATTATCTTAGACATTTCAAAAGACGTGTTAGGTGTTAAAGAAGAGCCAAAAGAAGCAGAAGGACCAGAGACTGCTGCAGAGTCTTTTATTTATCGACAAGGTCTAAGTCTACTTATTGAAGACATACAAGATGAGTTAATTCACAATAAAGGCTTAAGCTTCTTATTTGAAGAAGAAGGTGACAAAGAAGAAACTTCAGAAGATAAAAAAGAAAGCAAGCCTGAAACTGAAGAAGATACTAGTCATATTCGTGCTAGCATCAATTGGGCAACAATTTCTAAAAAGCTTGAGGCCAAAAACTTCTTTGCTTATGAATCTACCTTTAAGGTTGGTAATCCTAATCTTTTTTCTAGAGTTGAGAGAGAATTAGCAGTTAAACTTAATGCTTTAATGTCAGACTGCTTTGGAATTAAGATTACAGATGTTGAACAGTTAAGTCTTAGAGCTTCACAGGCAGAAGCTTTAGCAGGACTTATCGTTGATCCTAATGCAAAGCAAGGACACGGATCTATTAATGGCGCACAACCTAGAGGTAACACAGCTAAGAGTCGTGGTGACTTCCTTGACATAGACTCTTTTACAACATTGCTTAACTCAATGGAAGGCGATGTTTCTAAAGTAATCATGTATCTTTTAGCTAATGGCAAACTCAACTCTATGTTTGATGCAGGTGGTAGATCTGGTCAAACTGTTCAAGAAGTTATGGATGTTGTTGTTAAGACAATTAAAGGTGAGATGGATGGTATGCCATCAAGTATTGCGTCTGATGCTGAAGAGGCTATTCGTAAACTTGAAAGCAATGAGTGGATTGACAAGCTTCTTAAACGATCACAATATGACAGTCCTATTAAGGTTGTTCACAACGAAACATTTACTAGAGACGCAGGTCTTGCTCTCGTTAAAGAAATAGAAAGAACTTTATTACAATTTTCAAATAGTTTCAATAGAGGAAATGTTGGTAAGCTTATTAGTAATTTTAATATAAATAGACATGGTTGTATTATTAGTAAAAGCTGGTCAGGTGACGATGGAATACAAAAAGCTTATTTTAAGTTCATGGCAAGCGATGAAAATGCCAGAAGAGCTATTTATGATAAAGTTGTCTTTTATAACGAACCTGATCTAAAAGACAGAGATGACAACTTTTATATTGTAATAGGTATTGAACAACCTATTTTTGATCAAATAAAGACAACAGCCATAAAGTACAGCGAAGATGCTAACAAACAAATTGCACTAGTTTTAGCAACTGCTATAGTAATTAAATCAATGAGAACAAGTAAAGCAACATCTTATCACTCTAGAGTAAGTCTTCCAGACGAATCTAGAGACTTTGATGGAAGAGAATTTGCAACATCAGTTATGCAATCAATTATGGGTCAAAGTCCTGAACTACTTGAATTAAGTGATGATGATCTAGATCCACAAAAAGAAAAGGCTAGGGCTTCAAATAAACAGAATTTTAAAAATATATTTAAAAACTTTATTAAAGAGTCATCGGCTGGTCAAGAAAGCAAAGAAACAAAAGAAACTTCAAGTAAAGCTGCTGGAGAAGATAAAAGCGCTCAACCGTTTGATACAGGCGACGATCCTCAAGGCCCCCAGCGCTCTTCAAGAGCGGGTAGAGATAAATTTATAAAAAAGCTTAAAAAGAAGAGCATAAGAAGAAAAAGAAGAATAACTAGAACGAAGAGGTCTGGTAGAAATGAAAGTGATAGATTAGAATTAAATAAAGAAGACTTGTTTGATGCAAAGAAAGTCCATGATGATTTGTTAAGGTTGTGGAAGATTAGATAAAAAGTAGATATTATTCTTTTAATCTGAATATAATAGATATTTAGAGAAGAGGAATAGTAACATGAGATTAACAGAAGCAAAAGTTGTTAAGCTTATTCAAGAAGCGTATGATAAGCGATTAAACTATTACTTAGCTGAAAAGATGGACGTTAAAAACATGGGAAGCTTAAATGATGCTGACATGTTAAAGGTTCGAAGAGTCACCACAGGCGCTGAGTATACATTTGGAGGCGTCGTTGACGGTGGCTTAATTATGTTATATTTGCCAGATGAGCCTCGAATGAGTCCTGATGAGTTGCGACAGAAACGATTTATCCCTGAAGTGGATGAAGAAGATGCAGCTATTTCTAGTGAAGTATCAGCTGGAGACGATAGAGACTATATTGTAATTGACGAAGAAACATTTGACAAAGAGTTTGAGTTAGCATGATTAATAAAAGCGACATTGAAAAGTTATTAATGAAAGAGATTAAAGATTCTCTACAAGAAAACGGTGTTATTGAAGAGGCTTCAAAAGAAGAAGTTGTCGAAGAGACACAAGTTTTAAGTGAGGCTTACGTAACGCAAGCTCCTAAGTTTGACTTAAAGACAGAGCTTCTTGGAAAGAAAAATAAAGCAGCACATCAAGAGTTGCTTGAAGGTTACGTTAAAACACTTAACGCAGTATCTGCTAAGTTAGATGTTGTAGATCGTGATAAGTCTAATCTTAATCATTCTTCATTTAGACAGCTTAAGCTTGATGAAACATATAACTATAACGCTACATTCTTGCATGGCTTATTCTTTCAGAATATAAGTGATCTTAACTCAACAATTAACATGAACTCTCTTTCACATATGCGTATTGAGAGAGACTTTGGATCATTTGATGCTTGGCAACGTGATTTTATTGCATGTTCAATGTCTGCCAGAAATGGTTGGGCTGTAATGGGATATAGCACAATGCTTAAGCGATACATGAATACGTTTATTGACTTACATAGTCTTAATTGTATGATTGGCTTTCATCCTGTAATTGTTATGGACTGTTGGGAACATAGTTATTATAGAGACTATCTTAAGGATAGAAAAACATATGTATTTGCTATGATGAAAGAGCTTGACTGGAACGTCATCGAAAATCGTATCAAAATTGCTGACCAGATTCACGGATTATTAAAATGAGTAGATATTCATATAGAGTCGAAAAGCTTCTTAGAGAAACAAAATCGCCATCTCTTGATATACTCCTAGAGGAAGAAGGCGACGATAAAGAAGAGACACCTGCAGCTGATGAACCTGAGAGTGGTTCTGAAGATAATGATGAAGGTATTCCTGATGACGCATTCTCTGAAGATGAGCCTGAAGAGGGTGAAAGTGAAGAGAGTGGTGAAGAAGGAGAAGAAGCACCTGCAGATGATGGTAAGACAGACTCTAAAAAGCTAGCTGATATTGAAAGTTTTATTAAAAAGTCTGAGTTAGCTGGTGCTAACATAAGAGATCGCTCGCATGAAAAGAGATTTCGTGGGATTGCAAACGATTTCTTCAAAGCTTTAGATGGAATTTCAGCTAAATCATCCTTTTCAAAAACATTTGAGTCAAAGTCATATAGTAATCAAAGCATTAAAAACTTTATCTTTGAAGCAGAAGGTGATGATAATTCTCAAGAAAACATTGAGTCTTCTATTGAAAGTTTAGAAAGCATGCTTAATAGCAAGGAAAACCAGCTTCCTGATGCTTTGGACTTAGCAAAGATTAGCTATCAATACTTTGAAAGATTTGATCTAACTGATAGAGCGATTTACATTATTAAGCTAGTTTCAAAGTATTTCAAAAGATTTATAAATCCTAATAAAGATAAGGTATTCGACGAGTTTATTGATAGATTCTTGGCTATTTTACAAGAAAACGGAATAGACATAGAATTAGATCGCTCAGAGGCTGTAAAATATAAGACAGCTGTAGGAGCCAGAACAGCAGGTTAAAAATGAAAGTTGAATACGATGCGTCGATAAAAGAGGAATATCTAAAGCAAAAGAAAACAGTTCATATTGCTCTTTCTCCTGTAAGACATCGTGTCCTAAAAGCTCAAGTTGCATTAAACAATACTTCAATACAAAGATTTCTTGAAGAGATATGTGGCTTAGTTTGTGAAGAAGACGAGTATATTATGAAAGTCTTACAGAGTCTTTCTCATGAAAAGAAGAGAAAAAAGAGAAAGACCAAGTCACAATTGGTAAACGAGGAAAAAGATGAAATTTATAAATACATTGAAGACCAAAATTAAAGAAAAAGCTGAAAGTATGGTTAAAGAAATTGTTTTCGATGTATTCGAAAAATATGATGAACAGCTAGCAGTGCAACAAGATTATATTGAAATTGTTGAAAGTCAACTTAATAAAGTAAATAGAGACATTGCATACATTGCAGAAGCTCTAAAACAAACACATATGCTACTTCAGGCTATTGAAGAACAAAATATTTTCGGTTTAGACGACGATTCTATAGATAAAACATACCACTAGCGATATTTATTATTGTTATTTAATGTAGGTTTATTATGTCTGACGAAAAAGCTTTGCAAATTTTAATTGAAGGCCTTTTATTTGAGAATAAGTTAAATGAAAGGCTTGGCGTTGATACTGAAGGACTTGGTCTAGGTGACAACAGTATAGGACCACAAAGTTCTGCTAGAATGGGTCAATTTGATCAGCCTGGACCAGATCCTGAAGCGGATAGAGCAGAGTTAGAAAAAGCAGATATGGCAATAAAAGCACAAAACATTGTTACAGTTGGTGCTATTGTAGATGATATACCAAATGAAGATGCTTTATTTGACCCTAACTACGCACCTACAAACTACGACGAAATGGGTAACGTTACTTCTTTTTTAATAAGAAGCCTAGAAGACGTTAAAGACGTAGACAAATCTTGGAAAATAATTACAACAGCACTAAAAAAGATCAAGGTTGGAAAATGAACATAAAAAAGTTAGATGAGCAAGTTGCGTTATTAACTAAAATAACAGAAGCTTTATTAAAAGAAGCACCTAAAGAGCAGTATTCAGACTCATTTTTGAAATTAAGTAAAATGTCTACTGATTTTAGACTTCCTACTTTTCAGCAAATGTATGATGATGCTAAAAAAGCAAAGAATGCAGCACAGTTAGGGACTACTTCACGCGGTTACTTTGGTCTTATGAAAAAAATAGAAGAGCAAATTCTTTTAGTTTATAATGACAGCAAAAGATTTAACAAAGATTTTTATGAAAAACTTTTTAGACAGTTTTTAAAAATTGGTGACTTACAACTTCAAAATATCACTCTTGAGCCTGTTGATCCTACATTTGATTCTGACGATCCTGAAAAAAGTAAAATTTATGGCTTAGGCGTAAAATACCCAACGACAGCACAGCAAATGGGTCGACGTGCTGCTTATAAAGATAAAGATGGTAATGTTGTTCCTGCTATTGATAGAGAGCAAGCACAAAAGAATTATGAGAAAGTAAAAGAACTACATATTAGTAAAATTGGTATTGATAAAGAAATGTCGCCAGAAGAAGAGGCTGCATTAGACGCGTCTCTTGAACTCTATGCAGGAGCAGAAGCTGCGGAGTCTTATATTGACCATGCTAAGAGAAAGTCTAAAAAAATAGTAGAAGATATTGCTAAAGACTTAAATGATTTAGACCCAGCATCATCCGAAATAGAGTCAGCTGTAAATGATGCTGAAGAGATTCTTTCTCAAGATGAGCTTGTTGAACTACAAAATTATTTAGAAGAAATTGAAAAAGATCAGTCAGAAGGTATGTTTATTCCGCATCCTGACTTTAATCCAAATGATCCAAATAGTCCCGGTTATAAAGAAGCAATGAATGCTGACTTTGTTGATATGACAAAGTTAAAAACACTTACAGAGCCACAGCGACTTGCTCTTGCAGCTGCACAAATTAGAAAAAGAGGAATCGAGAATCTAAGAAGAAAAGCAGCATACAGAAATAGGTCACCAGAACAAATTGTTGCTGATCAGGTTAAACGTCAAAAAGAAAAAGAAGAAAAAGAAAAAAGAATTCTCGATCAAATCAATTCAAAAGATATGTCACCTGATGAAATCATGAAAGTTATTCAGGACGAATATGATCTAGATCCTACGTCAATGTCAAAGAAACAAACTTTTGACAAGATTGGTATGATTTCTTTAGCTATGAAAACAGCTGAGTCTTCAGAAGATAAGAAATCACTTAAAAGCGCTGTAGCAACAATTAGACAACGTTTACAAAAAGACTTTGCAAAGACAAAGTTCTTGCAGCATGATCCAGAAGAAATTGCTGACTTAACAGGATTTTTAGCTGAAGTTTACTTTGTAGTTATGGACAATGTATTTAACCACACTGAAGATCGCATTGAGCTGGTTGTAAATGATGAACTTAAGAAATATAAAAGTGAATTTGAAAGTGATGAAGAAGCAAGAAAAGTAATCGAGAAGTTAAAAGATAGTGCTAACTTTGATGCAATTACAGCGTATTACAATCAGCAGGATATGGCTAGCGAACTTGCTGTTGAAGTTGCTAAAATGGATGACATGGATCAAGAAGAAAGATTTGACCTTCGTGCAAAGATAAGTGCTTTTATGGAAGAAAAGGCGCAGGCTGAAAGCTTAAGAGCAATGCTTGAAGGTTTTACAGGTCTAAGGCACTTAGCAACATCTTCAACATATGATTTTTATGCAAAGAACGTTTGGGCAAAAGCTGAAAAAGAGCTTAAAGCTGCAATTAAAACATATTGTTCAGCAAATGGTATCCCTGAAAAGATTATGACTTCAAAGAGTATTACTGATAAAATCACATATTACGCGATGGGTAGAACATATTTCAAAGAGCTTGAAGGTCATCCTATGTCAGATAGATCTCCGGAGCAAGTTAAACAGTTTGCGTATGACTTAATTGGTCATAGACTTGGCAAGAGAGTAGGTGCAAATATTCCTAAACAAGCAGGAAAAACAAAAGGTTTCGAAGATTATGAAATGTCTTTAGAAGAAGGTGAAGCTTTAGCTCAAGATTGTATCTCTAAGGATGGAATAATCGGATCTGTTATACATAAGATTTTTGCACCTGACTATGCTGAAGCTGGTTTAGTTGATGAAGTAAAGAAGTTCTATAGATCTAGAGGCCCTGCTTATCTTTTCTCAAAGGTTTATGAAGGCATGCTTTATGGAGCTTTTTATAGAAAGAATGCTATGGCTATTGAACTCCCTGATGCTTTCAAAGAGGGATGGATGAATAAGGCAAGTGCTTTTTATGATCTTATCAATAAAGAGTCAACTCCCCCTAATAAACTTCGAGATGAATTAACAGAACTAATTGGTGAATAATGCAAGTATTGAGTGGTTTAATGACTGAGTATTTTGGTGGTAGCAATGATGCTGCTAAAAAAGAGGACTTGTTAAAGTTTAGCAATGATCTTCCTGTAAGCGCAAAAAAATCTTCATGGGAAAGCTCTGATAGCAAGCTTGCAAAGATTTATAAGTTTAAGAGTGAAAAAGTTGCTGCCAAGTTTTCTGTTGAATGTATTAAACACTCGTTTGAATCACCAGCAAAGTATTCAGTTACGTATTACAAAGATAGGGTTAGAATAAAGATAGAAGCTGTAAGTGGTTTTATTTCAGAAGTCGAGATGGAGCTTTGTGACGAGCTGGATTATATTTACAGATCATTAAGATTAGAACATGCAAAATAACAATATCTTAGAAAAAGAAATAAAAAGTAACTCAAATACAGTTTTTATGAGTGAAGCTTTAGATGAGCTTTTATCCGAAGCACCTACAAGTTATAGTAGCTCTATCGTTTGCGGTGTCAAAACTAATAGTAACTTAATACACTTTGACCTTCAGTCTAAAGAAACATTTGAAAGCTTTTCTATTGTAAGTTTTATGTCTAAAATTGATTCCATATTGATGCTAGAAAAAGAAGATATTACAAATATAGACTTAGAATTTGAAAAAGAAACATTAAGATCATATTCTAGTGATGATTATACATTTGATTTAAGTTGGAAGCAAGAAAATAATAAATACTTAGTTGACATATTTATAAATAAAAGAGGTGATTAAAATGGAATTTGAGTTTGATAAATTCATGAAAGACCTAGAAAAAAGAGAAGAGAATGCTCAGCAGCAGCGTGAAATGGCTGAAAGTGACATCGAGTATCATCAGCGTGTTATGCAAAGAAACTTTAGAGGTCGTGAACTTCACAATAATAGAATTGTTTGGAGACGATAATGGATATCGCAGATTTTATTTTACAGCTTGAAGCAGACCTTAAAAGTGAAGCTAATGTTACTGATCAAGAAACGTCTGATCAAGAAAAGACGTCAAAAAAATTAGACTCAGATAAAAGCTATAGAGCTAAAGGAAAAAAGCCTAAAAATGGAAGTCTTAAAGATAAGTCTGAAGATGATTTAGTTGACTTAGAAGAGTTAGAGCCCGAAGATCAGCCTGACGAAGAACAAGCTTCAAGTGAAGACGATGATGTTCCTATGGAAATCGATCTAAGTAAGGCTGATTCTTGGACAGATACAAAAAATGCATTTAATAGATTACGTGCTGGTGAGTCTTTAGAAGGTCACGAAGAAATCGAAGCTTATTGGAATAGGCTTTCAAGAGGCGAGAAGATGACTTTCTTTGCACTAATATCAGCAACGGGCCAGGTTTTAACAGGCGGTTTAGATGGAAAAGTTGCAAAGCTACCATCAGAACTCGGTATTAAAATTAATAAAGATACTACTGATAAAGAAAAAGAAAGAAGCAAGAAGTTAAAGACTAAAGCTAAAGCTTCTAACGACGATGTTGCTCCTATTGTTGTCGGTGAGTCACAAGATATCAGTTCGATTAAAAATTACTTAAAACTTATAAATGGCTAACTTAATAAAAGGTTTTCATCCACATCATCAAAGTGACGTTAAAACATTTGAAGATTTACATAAGTGGATAGAATACTTTTTTGAAAACAAATATACCTTATATAAAAAATGGGATGGAATAAGCTCTTCGATATCATTAAATCCTGTAACAAAACAATTAGGTATTAAACGTTCTGTAACAAAATTACCCCTGGATAAAGAATATATTCAGAAATATTTCTATAACAAAGAAGAAGCTTTGTATGCATTTACAAACCTGCTTCAAATAGTAAATAGTAACAAAAATATATTTAATATATTAAAACTAAACTTAAATCCAAACTTAATTCTTTTAGTAGAATATATCAGGCCTAACTTAAACATTATCAACTACAAAGAAGAAAGATATAACATCATTGGATTAGCCAAGATAAAGAACTCTATTTTAACGCCAGAGACAATAGATTCTTCAATATATGAATATATATGCAGCTTATTAAATAGAGTCTCTAACGTTAAATTTGTATATAATAATAGCTTAGAATTAGACATATCAATGTATAAAAATAAGTTTTTTGAGTTGCTTAAAAAAACAAATACAATAAAAAATATAAAAAGTCAACAGTCATTATACGATATTCTTCGATCTAACAACATGATTAATAAAAGATATAAGAACATATATAAGAAAGTTATCAATACAAGTTCTATAAGTTATTATAATAAAGAAGACATAAGTTTCTGTTGGGGAGTAGCAGCAACAGAAATTATTATACAGTTAGGCGAGTTTATTAAAAAAATAACAATGTCTGAAGGTGTAGAAGGTTTTATATTCTACGATAAGAAAAAGAAGATATACTTAAAGTTAGTAGGTAACTTTATTAAAAACTTAGATAAATCCAACTTTAAGAAAAATCAAAATACTACTCCATTTATATCAGGATAATATAATGAAATCTAAACAGTATAGACTTTCTATTGTTAATGACAAAATAGTATTAAAAGAAGCAGCTGAAGATATAGGCACAGAAAAGTTTACCAATATTGCATCAAAAGCTATAACTTCTACGCTAGGCGTTAGTTTAACTGCAATAAGCTCTTTATTTTCAACTTATGCTTATATAATCAAGTCTATTGTTAATATTGCATCTCCAAAAAGTGTTAAAGATAAGATCAATAAAGACTTTAATAAAAAGCTTAAAGACTTATCTAGAAGTTACGAAAGGTCTTTAGATAATATTAAACTAGATAATGGGCATGATTTTGTTAGGTTTATGTTTTCTCCAAGCTTATATGCTTATGAAGAAATGAGAGAAAATATAAGAGAAAAGTCAGGTGTTGTTTTTGAAAATATTAACGATTTCTTAGATGATCCTTTTAGTTATGCAGTTAACTTTATCCCAGACTTGATTGATAACGTTACAGCCAATGATATAAAAAGAAATGACTTTTTATCAGATAAAGATATCTTGGATACACGTGGTAACATTAATAATTTAATGAAAAATCTTAGAGACGTATCACCACAACGCCTTGAACAAATATTGCAAGATGTTAAGCTAAATAAAAATCAACAAAAAACATTAGAAATGTTTACAAAGCAAGCATCTAAAAAAGTAAATAAAGAAAGTTACTTGCTTAAAATATCAACAAATCTTTTATTAGAAGAAAAAAATGCTTCAAAAGAAGAAGTTTTAAGTATGATTAATAAACTAACTTCAGAGATTGACAAATATTCTAGTTTAGTTTTAGGAATTTACAAGAAGAAATTAGATGATCCTGAAAGTACATTGTCAAAAGCGATTAATAAAAATGTTTCTAATCAATCAAAAAGCATTGACGTTGATAAAAAAAAGCTTATTAAAGACTATTCTGATAACGTATTAAACCTAGTATATTACTATCAATTTTACTATACAGTTTATGCAGTTATGTGTAGCTTATTTGAAAGTTTAGACAAATTCAAAATAAAGAACTTATCACAGTTAAAAACATTTGTAGAAGCAACAAATAAAACACTTAATAAAATAAATGAAATTAACTATAATTCTTCTTATGTAAATTCTCTAAAAAAAGAAATAGAACCTGAAATAAGCAAATTAAGGTCCTATCTAAATAGTTTGGACCAAAATACATTAGAAGAAGAAATAAAAAAAATCCAAAGTAACAAAGAAATAGATGAAAATACAAGTTTAATAACAGTCCTTTCAGAAATTTCTAATGATATAAACTTCAAAGATGATATTGAAACTGCTATTTCTTTCTTAAAAGAAGTTTCAAGTGACGAAGAAATGCTTGAAAAAATGAGAAACGAAACAGCTCAATTCAAAGAAGTCTTAAACTTTATGAAAGAAAATAATATACTCGACAATGAAGTTAACAACATAATGAAAAACTTAGAAAAGGTTAAAACTGGAATAAGTTTTTCTGAACTTATCAACAGATTTGAAGCAGTTAATAGAAAAGTCTAAAGGAAGTATATGATTGATAATAAAAGAGACAAGTGGATTCCTGAAATATTTTACGAAGAAAATGCTAACGGCGTAACTAGAGGATTACCATTTGTCAATATTCCAAAAGATAAAGTTATGCCTTCTTCTCTATTTTTATGTGGTGTAGAAGAAGGTGAAGATGATTCTGAAGAAAAAGAAGTTACTGTTCATATGTATTGTAATATGGAATTTCTAAAAGGTAGGCTCGAGCCTGAAACGTTGGATAAGATTAGACTTGCGATGGGTCTTAAACCACTCGAAATTGCTGCTGAAGAAGGTAAAAAGATTACCGAAAGAATACATAGTAATGTAGAATCATTAACGGAGAATGAAAAATGAATAAACATAGATGGGCACAATTAAGTGGCATGACTCCTGAGGAGCCAGTTCTTATGCTTGAAGGAAACGTTCCTTTTTACAGAGATGATCTTAAGGAACTAGTTCAAGAAGAAATCAAGAAAGCATTAGCAGACAACAACCTTCAGGCAGACCAAGCTGATGTTGATGCGGCAAGAGTTACACAAAAAGTTGCAACTACACTTGGTTTTCCTGGTGTAGGATTTGCACCTGTTAACAAAAGAGGCAGTTCGGTTAGTCGTGGAGCAGGCGGCACAATTGGATTCGGCGGTCCTGGATTTATGTAAAAAAAGTAGTGTAAAATTTATTATTTCGTGATATAATACCTAGTGAAGGTGATTTATGTACGAAGTAGGAAATTTTATATACTTTAGTTCTAATAAAACCAAACAGATTTTTTCTGGTAGAATAGTAGAAGAGATTACTATTAAGAAATTATCTGGAACGGAAACAGACT